GTCATCCGCCGTGTGTGTTCGGACCCCCGGGGGGCGGCGTGGCAGCAAGATCGCAGGGGCCGATTGAGCGGAGGGTCCGGGCGGATGTCCGGCAGATCGACACCAAGGCCGGTGTCCAGCAGTCGCTTGCCGAGTTGGCGTTCCGGCTCGCGCGGACTCTTGATGAGGATGCGGGGATGGCGACGGCTGCTGTGGCGCGTGAGTTGCGGGCGACGTTGCAGGTGTTGATGGGAGCGGGCGATGACGGCGGTCGCGCTACAGAGCTCCTCGCTCGCCTGTCCTCCGCGGTGGGGGACTCCGAGGCGCCTGGAGCGTCCAACGCTTGGCCCCCGCGCCGGCGAGGTGGCGGCGCTACTGGGTAAGTGGCTGATGCCGTGGCAGCAGCACGTCTTGGATGTGGCTCTTGAGGTGGACCCGGATACTGGGCATCTGGTGTACCGCCAGGTGGTGGTCACGGTGCCGCGCCAGTCGGGGAAGACCATCCAGGTTTTGTGTCTGATGGTGCATCGGTCGTTGGGGTTCGGCACGGCGCAGCGGGTGACGTACACGGCGCAGACCCGTTTGGCGGCCCGGGAGAAGTGGCAGTACGACCACATCCCGACGTTGCAGGCGTCTCCGCTGTCCGGCATGTTCGATCCGGTGTTCCAGCGGGGTGAGGAACGCATCGTCTGGCACAACGGGTCGATTTACGGGATCGAGTCGTCGACGGAGACGGCCGGTCACGGGAACACGATCGACTTGGGTGTCATTGACGAGGCGTTCGCGCAGGAGGACGCTCGGCTGGAGCAGGCGATGCGACCGGCGATGATCACCCGCCCGGGTGCGCAACTGTGGGTCGTGTCGACTGCCGGCAGGAGCCGCACAAAGTCGGCTTACTTGTGGGGAAAGATCGAGGCGGGTCGGGCACGCCGCGACGTGGATTTGGACGGTTCGGTCGCCTATTTCGAGTGGTCGGCGCCGTTGGACGCTGATCCGGTCGATCCGGCTACGTGGTGGGATTGCATGCCGGCGCTTGGGCATACGCAGCCTGAGGCGGCTATGCGCGCCGAGTTGGAGTCGATGGATCTGCGGGAGTTCCGGCGGGCGTATCTGAATCAGTGGCAGGACCAGATCGCCGACGAGTGGAACATCATCCCGGAGAAGGCGTGGCTGGCACGCACGGGCGCTGCGGGTGTCCCGGACGTGCCGGTGGCGTTCGCGTTGGCGGTTGCGTGGCCGGACGCGGAGTTCGGGTCGATCGCTGTGGCGGGTCGCCGTGGCGGGGAGTTGCTGGTCCAGGTTGCGGATCACCGTCCGGGGACGTCGTGGATGGTGGACCGAGCGGTCGAGTTGCAGGCTCACGGGCCGTGCGCGTTCGTGGTGGACCCGGGTGGGCCTGCGGGCCGGCTGATCGCGGATTTGGAGGCGGCGGGGGTGGAGTTGGTGAAACCGTCGATGCGGGAGGTCGCGCAGGCGGCGGGCCAGTTCTACTCGGGTGTGGCGGGTGACGAGCCATACGTGCGGCATTACGACCAGTCGGAGTTGTCGGGGGCGTTGGCGGCGGTGCAGAAGCGGCCGTTGGGGGATGCGTGGACGTGGGCGCGTAAGGGTCCGGTTGATGTGTCCCCGTTGGAGGCTGTGACGTTGGCGGCGTGGGGGCATGCGACCAGGGCGCATCTGACTGGGCAGCCGTTTTTCGCGGCGTACCGGTGACGTGACCGTCGCCGCTGTCCTGGTCGTGGCGGGTGTGGTGGGTCTTTCGGTGTTCGGGTGGCTTGTGTGGCCACCGCTGGTGGTGCTCCCGATCAGCGTGGCGTGCCTTGCGGCGGGGTTGCTGATCGACTGGGAGGCGCCGCGTGGCAAGTCTGCTCCGTCGCATCACCCGCCGCAGTGAGGTTGAGCAGCGGTTCAGCGTTGATCAGTGGCTCGCCGACTATCTGATCCCCTCGCAGTTCAGTTTCGGCGGGACCACGTATCCGCTGGGTTTGAATCAGACGTTGGCGGGGACTCGTACGCAGGAGATCACGGGGACGCTGCCTGGTTATTCGGCGGCGTTGCGGTCGTGCCCGCCGGCGTTCGCCGCGCAGATGGTGAGGGCGCTTGTCTTGTCGCAGGCCCGGTTCACGTTCCGGAATCCGCCGTGGCATCCGAAGACGCCGCGACGCACGTTCGGCACGGCCGAGTTGGGCATCTTGGAGCGGCCGTGGGAGAACGCGACGACGGGTGAGCTGCTGGCCCGGATGGAGTGGTGCGCGGGGTTGGCGGGGAACGCGTTCGTGACCCGGCGGGGCGGGCAGTTGCGGGTGCTGCGCCCGGACTGGACGGCGGTTGTTCACGGGTCGCAGTTGGACCCGGATGATCCGGTGGGGGCGTTGGACCGGGAACTGGTCGGCTACATCTACGTCAACGGTGGTTTCCACTCGGGGAACCCGCCGCAAACCTTGTTGCCGGGTGAGGTGGCGCACTGGTCGCCGTTGCCGGACCCGGAGTCCCCGGTGTTGGGCATGTCGTGGATCACCCCGGCTGTGCGGGACATTCGGGGGGACCGGGCGGCCACCGAGCACAAGCTGAAGTTCTTCGAGAACGGCGCCACGGCCAACATGGTCGTGAAGGGCATCCCGGCGATGAACGTTGACGAGTTCACGAAGTACGTGGACATGCTGGAGGATCGGCACACCGGCCTGTCGAACGCGTACCGCACCCTGTATCTGACGGCCGGGGCGGATGCGACGGTGGTCGGTTCTGACTTGAAGCAGCTCGATTTCAAGGCGACGCAGGGCGCTGGGGAGACCCGCATCGCCGTCTTGTCGCGGGTGCCGGCGCCGCTGCTCGGCATCTCGGAGGGTTTGGCCGGGTCGAGCCTGAACGCCGGTAATTTCGGGATGGCGCGGCGCATGTTCGCGGACACATGGGTGTATCCGACGTTGCAGGACATCGCGGCGTCGCTGGCGCCGCTGGTGAACGTTCCCGCGGACGCCGAGCTGTGGACGGATGTGGGGGATATCCCGCTGCTGCGGGAGGACGCGAAGGACGCCGCGGAGATCACACAGATTGAGGCGGCGACTGTGGGGGGGCTGGTGAAGGAGGGGTTCACCCCGGAGTCGGCGATCGCGGCGGTGAAGGGGCAGGACGTGACCCTTCTGCGTCATTCCGGGTTGGTGTCGGTGCAGTTGCAGCCACCTGGCGCGGCGGCGTTACCGAACGGGTCGAAGCCGCCGGCATTGCCTGCAGGGAAGGCGTCGTAGGTGCCCTGGTCTGTGGAGAAAGGGCATGGCTGTTCAGATACGAAACCGTGGGCTGTCATGAAGACGACTACTGGTGAGAAGGTCGCCTGCCACGCCACGAAGGCGAAGGCCGAGGCGCAGGTGAAGTTGCTGTACGCCAAGGAGGCGAAGATGGCCGGTTCTGTGTTCGCCCCTGACGTTGATGTGGTGCGGGCGCTCAGCGTCGCCCCCGAACTCCGCGCAGCATCCAAGGACGACAGCTTGGGTACTCTCGCCGGGCATTTCTCCACGTTCGACACATGGTACGAGGTGCATTCGCTGTGGGAGGGTGACTTCCTGGAGCGGGTCGCGCCTGGCGCGTTCACGCAGACCATCTCGGAGGACCGCGACGCGATGCGTGTCCTGTTCGACCACGGTCACGACGTGAGTGTCGGGAACAAGGTACTGGGCCCGATCGAGGATCTGCGTGAGGACGACACCGGCCCCTACTACGAGGTGCCGCTGTTCGACACGGCCTACAACCGTGACCTGCTGCCCGGCCTGAAAGCTGGTGTGTACGGCGCCAGTTTCCGGATGCGGGTCCTCGCCGACTCGTGGGACGACGAACCGGAGACGTCGGATCGTAACCCGAAGGGCATCCCGGAGCGGACGATCACCCGGACGAAGACGATGGAGTTCGGGCCGGTGACGTTCCCCGCGAACCCTGAGGCGACCGCTGGTGTGCGGTCCGCCACCGACGAGTTTTATGAGCGGCTGCGGCAGCGTGACACGGGCGCTTTCGAGGCTGCCTGCCGCGCCGCTGGCCGGCAACCAACGGATTTCACCGGGCGGCCCGACGCGCGGAGCGCGGGTGGCGGTGAGCAGGAAGACGCGGGCCCAGGGAACGGCGCCGTGTCACAGACCGCTTTCGACGACGACATCCGTCAGGGTGTCCTCCGCGCGCTAGGAGCGCTGTAATGCCAGACGACAAGAAGGAAGAGCGGCAGTATTCGCTCGATGACCTGCGGGGAAGGACCCCGGAGGAGATCGCCAACATCATCGCCGTCACCAAGGCGCAGATCCGTGAACTGCACCAGACCGAGAACGGTGAACTCCGCCAGCTCACCGACGCGGAGAAGACGGCGCTGCAGCACCTCATCGCCGTGCATGAGCGTGCCGAGGAGATGTACGAGGAGCACCGCGCGATCAACGAGGTGCTTCGCCGACAGCCGAAGTCGATCGAGTACAGCCGTCTGGGTGGTCAGCCCGACGACCCGTACTCCGATGTGCGTCGGTTGCACAACCCGGAGGCCCGGGACCGTGCGCTGCGGGTCCTGGACAACCGTGAGGCCACGATGCACCTGACCGCCGACCAGAAGGATCAGGTCGCGCGGTCGCTTCGCCGTGATTCGACTCTCGCCCGCCGCATCCTTGTCACCGAGAACGATGACTACCGGTCGGCGTGGATGAAGATGGTCACGGACCCGCACCCGTTCCTCACCCAGGAGGAGTCCCGCGCCATGCAGGCGTGGTCCGAGTTTCGGGCGATGGGTGAGGTGACGACCACCGCGGGCGGGTTCGGGATTCCCGTTTTCATTGACCCGTCGATCATCATGACGGCGCAGGGCTCCGGGAACCCGTTCCTGACCCTGGCCCGACAGGTCACCATCAACACGAACACTTGGAAGGGTGTCTCGTCGGCTGGTGTGACGTGGGCGTTCCAGACGGAAGCGGCGGCGGCGACGGACAACTCGCCGACTCTGGCGCAGCCGACCGTGTCGGTGCACATGGCCCGCGGATTCATCCCCTACTCGATCGAGGTTGGGCAGGACTACCCGCAGTTCGCGTCGGAAATGTCGACGCTGCTCGCGGAGGGCTACGACGAGCTGCTGGTCGACAAGTTCACCCGCGGGTCCGGCACAGGTGAGCCGAAGGGGATTTTGACCGCGATCTCGGCGACCGCCGGTTCGAGGGTGACGGTCACCACCGCCGGGACCATCGGCGCACCCGACCCGTACAAGCTGTGGCAGGCCCTTCCGCAGCGGTTCCGGCGGAACGCGGCGTGGCTCATGTCGGTGGGCGTGAACAACGCGATCCGGCAGATCGGCGCGGCGAACGTGTTCCACGGCTACACCGTGAACCTGCCGGAGGGTTGGGCCGACCAGCTGTTCAACTCGGCTGTGTACGAGTCGCCGTATATGCCGAATACGACGACGTGGACGACCACCGCTGAAGGTCAGGCGATCGTCGGCGACTGGAACAACTTTGTGATCGCCCGGAACGGCGGCATGTCGGTGGAACTGGTGCCGACGCTGTTCCAGCAGCAGACCGCCGGCGCCGGGGTGGGCATGCCAACCGGACAGCGCGGTTGGTTCGCATATGCCCGGATCGGGTCTGATGTGGCCAACGCTGGGGCTTTCCGCCTGCTTGTGCACGGTTAGTTGATCTCGCACCTGACGGGGAGGCCGTTGAACCCTCCCCGTCGGGTGCGGCTCACGGAGGTCGAAGCCCGTGAAGTTATCGGACGTTCCGCACCTGAGGGAGACCGACGTGTCCGAATCGAAGACCCCCGATCCGAAGCCGGAGCACAAGGTCGCCGAGCACAAGGCGGCCCCGGTGCTGGGTCGGGCCGGGGAGTCATCCGACCCGGCCGTTCACTCGGCGCTCGCCGACCTGGAGACGTATGAGCGAGTGGGCGACAAGGACGGCGCGAAGAAGGCTGTGGCCCGCTTGCACGAACTCGGGGTCGATGTGTGATGGATGTTGTGTTCGCGACGGAGACGGCGTCGTTGACGTCACCGGACGGCTCGTCGGTGCTGGTGCGGAAGGGCACACACTGGTCAGCGGATGACCCGCTGGTGCGGGCGTATCCGGGGGTGTTCGCGGCGGACCCGCGGTACGGCCTGTCGTGGACGGGGCCGCCGCCGCCGGAAATGTCTGAGCCGCCGGTGGAGCAGGCGACGGCGGCGCCTGGGGAGAAGCGGAACGTTCGGCGTGGCTGACGACGCGGAGCTGCCAAGCACGGACGAGGCGGATGAGGCGGAGCAGGCCGATCTCTTGCATCGGCTGCTCGCGATCGGTCTGCCGGAGGCTCGGGCGCGCCAAGTCATCGAGGAGGGCGACCGGCAGTCTGTGCTAGGTGGTCTCGCGCGCGCGGAGGCGGATGACGCGCGTCGTGGCTGGTTCGCCTACGCGCGCCAGGGCACCCGAGTGGCCGAGCAGATGTCTCCGGATGCCGAGCCGAAGCCTGAGGTTGAGCCGGATGCGGTGACGGTCGCCTACGTGTACTCCAAGACCGTCACCTACTCGTGGCACCACTCGGTCATTCAGATGCTCGGCTGGGACATCGAGCATGACGCGCGGGTGATGCGCGGCGGCTGGATCGCATGGAAGTACGGCACCGACGGCCTCGTCGACGCCCGGAACAAGGCCGTGAAGGTGTTCCTTGAGGAACACCAGGCCGAGTGGCTGTTCTGGGTGGACACGGACATGGGGTTCGCGTCGGACACGGTGGATCGGCTCCTTGAGGCTGCCGATCCGGTGGAACGGCCGATCGTCGGCGGGCTCGCATTCTCGCAGCGGGAAGAGAAGTCGGACGGGATAGGCGGGTGGCGGTGCCGGGCCACGCCGACAGTGTTCGACTGGTTGAAGTTGGACGACGGGCAGATGGGGTTCGCGGTCCGCTGGGACTACCCGCGGGACACGCTGGTGCGCTGCGCGGGCACCGGCTCGGCTTGCATCCTGATCCACCGCAGCGTGTTTGAGCGGTTGGAGGCCAAGTTCGGGCCTGTGTGGTATGACCGGGTGCCGAACACGACGATGGGTCAGGTTGTGTCGGAGGACCTGTCGTTCTGCCTCCGCGCGGGGGCGATGAACATTCCGGTGCATGTGCACACGGGTGTGAAGACGTCGCATGAGAAAACGGTGTGGCTGGCCGAGGACGACTACTTCGGGGAGGTCGCGCTGGCGAAGATGGCCTTGCCCGTGTCACCTGTTCAGCCGGCGACGGAGCGGGTCGCGGTGATCGTCCCGGTGATGCGGCGCCCGCAGAACGCGGCACCGTTCATGGCGTCGCTGTTGGCGTCCACTGGGTTGGCGGACGTGTACGCGGTCGTACATCGTGAGGATCACGAGACGCGGCAGGCATGGAAGGCTGCCGGCGCGCAGTTGATCGTCGATGAGGCTGTGACGTTCGCGGAGAAGGTGAATCTCGGGTACGCCAATACCATGCAGCCGTGGCTGTTTCTCGTCGGTGATGACGTGCGGTTTCACCCGGGCTGGTTGGATCACGCGCAGGCTGCCGCCCGCGATGGTGCTGATGTGGTCGGCACGAATGATCTTGGGAACCCGCGGGTCACCAGCGGGGGACACGCCACGCACCTGCTCATCCGCCGGTCGTATGTGGATGAGCAGGGCGCATCATGGGATGGTCCGAAGATTGTCGCGCATGAGTCGTATGGCCACTGGTTCGTGGACGATGAGGTCGTTGCGGTGGCGAAGCAACGCGGGACGTGGGTGATGGCCCCAGGGTCGATCGTCGAGCACATGCATCCCGCCTGGGGGAAGGCCGAGACGGACGATGTGTACGAGCTCGGCCAGTCCCACGCCGAGAAGGATCGGGCATTGTTCGAGGAACGGTCCCGGACCTTTGCATCCTGAGGCGTACGCGTGGGTGGCCCGGTATACCACGGACGACCCCGTGACGGTCCTGGACCTTGGTGGAAGATTCATCAACGGGAGCCCCCGCGACCTGTTCCCGAACGCCGTCGTTTACAGGGTGCTCGACATCGCGGCCGGCGAGAACGTCGACATCGTCGCGGACGCCGCTTCGTGGACCCCTGACCGGGAGTACGACGTCGTCCTCGCCTGCGAACTGTTCGAGCACACCGGCTCGTGGCCAGCGATCTGCGCCACGGCGTTCAAGGCATGCGCCCCGGGTGGCCTGTTCGTGGCGACCACGGCGGCGCCGGGCCGGCCGGTGCATTCCGGGGTGGACGGCGGCCCATGGCTGCGCCCGGGGGAGCACTATGCGAATATCCGCCCGGAGCGGCTACGCGCGGTGTTGGAGCAGGTGGGTTGGCGGGACATCGTCGTTGACCGGCAACTGAATCCTTCGGATGTCCGCTGCGCCGCGACACGCTAGTCCCCCTCGTTCTGGGTGGGGTGGCCGCATAGCTGACCGGTTGCCCCGCCCTCCCCATGCCCCACAGGAGACATTTGTGTCACGCAGGTCAATCTTGTCCGTTGTGGTGGTTCTTGTCGCCGGTTGGTTCGCAATGTTGCTATCTCCCGCGGTGGCTGGATCTGGTGCATTCACGGCGACAGGTGACGCGTACGTGTCGCAGGGCAACCCGAATGCGACACACGCGGGTGGGGCATTGAAGACGAACTCGGGGTCGGGCAGCCGATGGGCGTACCTGCGATTCGACGTGTCCGGTATCCCGGCTGGGGCCACCGATGCGGCGGCGACGTTGAAGGTGACGGCGCAGAACGCCGGGACGGGCGCGAAGGTGCTGGCGGCACCATGCGGGTGGGCGGAATCCAGCCTGACGTGGAACAACAAACCAGCGCCGGGTGTGCAGTTGGCCACCGCCGCGAGTTGGGTCAACACGCAGACGGTGTCTTTTCCGGTCGGCAGCGCCGCCAACGGCCCGGTATGTTACGTGCTGCAGACGACACCGTCGACGCAGTACTCGTGGGACAGCCGCGAGTCCACCAATGCGGCGCGGCGCCCGCAACTCGCCGTTACCTGGACGGACCCGCTGGTGAAGCAGTTGAGGTGGGGGATGTTCAACGTCCCTACCGCTCCGGTCCCAGCCGGGTACTGCTCCACGAATAACGTAACCGTCGCGGTGGTGGAGATGAGTTGGCAGTCCGCCGAACCGACCGACGACGCCTGGTCGGCGAGCTACTTCGACACGCAGCGGGCCAAATATGACGCATATCAGGCGGCCGGCTGCCAGGTGTCACTGAACTGGGGGATGCATCACCCGCCGACGTTCATCGAGAACACGCCGAACGCGAAGTTCATCGACCAGGCGGGCAACGTCTATACGGGATCCGACGAGGTGGATTTGCTGTCGAACAAGACGTTGCGCGCGGAAGCTGAGGAGTATGCGTTGCGAGTGTTTGCCGAGTTCGGCCCGACCCGTGATTTCCTTCATACCCGGGTCGGCGGGACCACACTGGGTGAGCTGGGCTACCCCAACCGGTCGGTCCTGCCGGACGGCACCGACACGTACTGGGTGTTCAACGCGCTTGCCACGGACAACCCCGTGCCGTCGTACCGGCCCTGCTCAGGATCGTCGTCGCAGGCGCGGGCGTTCACCGACTGGATGCTCAATCGGGTAGTCGAGTTCCAGAACTGGCAGATCAGCGCGGTCAATGCCGCGAAGGCGTTCCCGGCGACGCATGCGGACCCGGGCTTGCCGGCACCGCTGTACCCGGGGAACAACATGACCGAGGCTGAGGTCGACCAAGTGGTGGCCGGGAACTTGTGCTCGGGCACGATCCCGGAGAACGATGGGAAGTTCCCGCGCGGTCATATGTTCGCCCGCCAGATCGACGGGGTGCCGGACGGCACCGAGGTCGCGGTGTGGGGGACGTGGGCGAATAACCCGAACACGACGAACGCGATCCTTGATGACCTAGCTGACGCGAACGGGTTCGACGTTGCTTATGAGAATTCGGGGCCGGGGTCGGTGGCGAAGGTGCAGCCGACAGAGGATACGTGTCGGGCTGCATTTTCGGACGGACCTGCTGACCAGAACGTGACCTGTTATTGGATTCGCTACGGCGACCCGGGGACAGTGGAGTATGTCACCGCGATCGCGACAGACCCCTAGCTGACCGGTCGCCCCGCCCTCACACCATGTCCCGGGAGGTGGCTCATGCGCGGTTGGCTGCGCCGATTCTGCGTGACGGTTCTCCTCACAGCCTTGTCGGTGCTCAGTTTTACGGTGACGCCCGCGTACGCGCATCAACTCACTGACGGCCCCGATGCTTGCACGTCCGGTGGTTGGGCCATGAACCGGTGGGTCTCGTGGGGTCATTATCAGAACATCGGCCCCACGTATGGGCAGGTCATGCTTGTTCAGATGGAGTCTCTGGGCGGCCCGTTCGACTGGCGGGTGTGGATCGGCGACTCATATCGTCGCAAAGTGTTCGACAGGTATGGGCACTCGTCGTCGACTAGGGACTGGGTTTTCGACGGTGCCGAAGAATACTGGGTCGACTCTTCTGGCCCGTATTCACCGGTGGTGTATGTGGCGATGAAACGCGGGGGCTATTCGTACTGCAACATCGTTGGCAGCGCCGGCTGGGCTTATCTCCACTGGTGAAGGGTGCCTCTGTGCGTCGTGCTGTGATTCCCGCTGCGGTCATACTGCTGGTCGGGTCGCTGGTGATGCTGACCCGGGTGGCGGCGGCGGTCGACACTCCGGTGACTCTGATGGGTGCGGGGGACATCGTCGACTCGGGCGACATCATGGTCAACGCGACGGCCACCGGGGACCTGATCCGTTCCGGGAACCCCAACTGGGTGTTCACGGCCGGGGACAACGCGTACCCGGACGGGTCCGCCACGGACTACAGCTCGAAGTACGACCCGACGTGGGGCAGTTTCAAGGCGAAGACGAGGCCGACGCCGGGGAACCACGAGTATCACGCGAACCCGCCCGCCGGGTACCTGGGCTACTTCGGGCAGGCTGCGGTGACGCAGAACAACGATCCGGTGCAGGCATGGTACGCGTGGGATGTGGGGAACGGGTGGCGGGCGTACGCGTTGAACACGGAAACGTCGACGAGTGCCGGCTCAGCGCAGATCACATGGCTGCACGCCGATCTGGCGGCGCACCCGGGAATGCATTACTTGGCGTACACGCATCACCCGAGGTACGTGTCGGGGAGCGTTCATGGGGACACGACCAGCGTGTGCCCGATGTGGAACGAGCTGCAGGCGGTCGGCGCGGACCTGGTCCTCGTCGGGCATGAGCATCACTATGAGCGGTTCGCGAAGATGGACTGCGCGGGTGCCACGGCGGCTGCTGGTATTCGGGAGATTGTGGTTGGGACGGGCGGCAACCAGTTGTATGCTCCCGGCTCCCCGGTCCACGCTGGGTCGCAGTTCGTGGACGGCACCGACTTCGGTGTGATCAAGCTGACGTTGCACACCGACTCGTACGATTGGCAGTTCCTGGGTTCGGGTCGCTGCTGGAACGGGTCCACGTCGGTGGACTGCCCGGCGAAGACGGGTGTGGTGCTGGATTCGGGTACGGAGGTGACCAACACGGCGGTGACGCCGAGCCCGACCCCGACGGCCACGGAAACGGCGACGCCCACGCCAACCCCAACCCCAACCCCAACTCCGACGCCCACGGCACCGGCGTTCCCCACGTCCCGGTCGAAGCTGACGTGGCCGTTCACCCGCGACTCGATCTGGAACACGCCGCTCGGGTCGAAGGCCGTGTACGCGGCAGCCGGACTGCAGACGTCGGCGAGTGCGGGAACGCAGCCGGACGAGGAGTTCCTGGGGCTCAACGCCGCGGACCCGTTGAAGACGCTTACATCCGCTGACGACGGGCCGCTCGGGCAGGTCCATGTCTCGGCCGGGATGGCATGGGACGGGTCGTGGAACGGCGGTGCCGCGTTCCTCCGCGGAGACGGCGACAGCGTGTGGCAGGGTCAGCCGCTCACGTTGACGGCGGGCGGTAACCCGTCGTGGGATATGACGCAGCCGCACTACGACGACTTCGCTTACCTGGACAAGGCGTACCCGGTCAGCTTGTCGCAGGATGACGGCCGGTTGGGGGCGCACGGCGGTTCGGGGTTGTCCACCGTGGGTGGGACGCTGCGGCCAGGTGAACTCGTCAACGATGAGCCGATCCGGCACGCGTTGAAGATGAACATCGACTGCGCGCAGTACTGCTTCTACGCGGGTGTCGGGCAGTCGCATCGCTGGCCGGCGGTGACTGAGGACGACCCGGTGTCAGCGACGAGGTACGGCGGCACGAATCCGAAGCTGAAGATGGGCGCCTTGTTGGCGTTGCCGCCGTCGTTCGATGTGGCCGCACTGTCGACGGCGCAGGCCCGGAAGGTCGCGCAGGCGTTGAAGGACTACGGCGCGTACGTGGTCGACGAGACCGGCGGGGACTACTACGCGTTCGCGGTGGACGCGGCGGCGTTGGGCGAGTGGCATGGGGGTGCTGTCCCGGCGGGTGGGACCTCCGACCCGGCGACGATGGCCGATCTGCAGGCCCTGTACCCGGCGTTGCAGATCATCGACAACAACGGTCCGCTGGCGGTCGGCGGTGGCGGGAACCGGCGGGCGCCGTGGGCCCCGCCGTTCACGGATGCCTGCGTGACCGCGGAACCCACCCCAACGCCAACTCCGACACCAACCCCGACGCCCACTTCGACCACCCCGACGCCGACGCCGACGCCGAGTTCGACGGTCGTTGAGAAGCGGATCACCGTTTCCACGGACGACGCGGAGGAGTACACCGCGAACTACCAGGTGGGCACCGTCATCACCACGTCAGCGGACATCGAGCTGACGAACGACGGGAGTGTGGGCCAGAAGGTTGGGCTGCGGTTCCCCAGCCTGACCATCCCGCAGGGCGCGACGGTTACGAACGCGACGGTCACGTTCGTCGCCCGGGACGCCGGGTCCGCAGCGGACGTGTTGACGTTCAAGGCGCAGGCCGTCGACAACGCCCCCACGTTCGCCGCTACCACGAACAACATCACGTCCCGCGCGTCGGGCGCCGCGTCCGCTTCCTGGTCGCCTGGGGCGTGGACCGTCGGCGGGACGTTCACCACACCGAACCTGGCCCCAGTCGTCCAAGAAGTGGTCGCCCGCCCCGGCTGGGTGTCCGGTAACGCAGTCGCCCTGCTCGTCACCGGCACGGGGACGCGGAACTCGTGGGCGGTCGACGGGCAGGCCGCCTCGGCGGCGCTGCTCCACGTCGAATACCACTAGACGCCGTCGGGGGTGACTTGTGGCGATCACCGCGGTCAACCTCACCGCCAGCACCGGGTTCACCGCCCAGTCGTACAACACTGCCAGCGTCTCTCCCGGCGCTAACAGGCTCCTATTACTGGCGTGCGTCGCCGGCACTGCGGGTGGCACCAACCCGATAACCCCGACGGTCACCGGCAACGGCCTGACCTGGGTGCAGGTCGGGTCGGTCAACTACGACGCGTCGGGCACAACCGACCGTGCCACGTTGTTCCTGTTCCGTTCGATGGGGGCAGCCCCGTCGTCGGGGGTCATCACGATCGACTGGACCACGTCGGTGACGCTCGCGAACGCCGCGTGGGCGTTGGCCGAGTTCGACGGGGTGGACACCTCGGGGACGAACGGCTCCGGGGCCGTGATCCAGCCGACAACGAACTCGACTATTGCGGCGACAAGCCTGGTTGTGACCCTGCCGGGCGCATTCGGGGACGCGGCCAACAATGCTGCGTACGGCGCGTTCTCGCATCAAAATAACGAGGCGACGACCCCCGGGTCGGGGTTCACGGAACTGGCTGACGTCGCCACGGGCAGCGGCGGGAAAAGCCTGTGCCTGCAGACTGAGTGGCGGCTTGGGGAGGATCTGACGGTTGACGCATCGTGGACGACGTCGAACCGCCCGGGTGGCATCGCTGTTGAGATCAAGGCTGTCGTTGTCGCCGCTGGTGACCGGCCGTTGCAGCGCCGCGAGCCGCGTGGCCGTCAGGTGTCGGCGTCGCGAGCAAGGTTCGTCTGAGGAGAGGGTCGATTGTGGGCACGTTATATATCGCCACTCCGAAGACATCCAATGCGATCACCGAGGTTGCCACGTCCGCCGCTGTGAAAACGGTGCTGCAAATCCTCACCCCGTCGACCACGGACATCCGGGTCCACGGGTGGGGTATCTCGTTCAAGGGGATCTCGGCAACAGCGGAACCGGGGAACGTGGTCCTCGTTGATGTGGATGTGGCCGCCACCACTGGGACGTCATTGACCCCGGACAAGTGGGAGAGCGACGATGCTCCATCGTCGTTGTGCGTCGGTGGGACAGGTGCCACCGGATACGGGTTCGCGGCGGAGGGCACCATCACAGCGTCACGGTTCCTCGACGCGCAGGCGGTTCACCCGCAGACCGGTTACGGTGTGTGGTTCCCGGAGGGTCGCCGGCCTAAAGCGAAGGCGTCACGTTCCTTGCGTATTCGCACCACATTCGATGTGGACATCAACTGCATCCCATGGTGCGTGTGGGAAGAACCTGCGTAGATCATGGGCCGCGGGCTCGTAGCTAACGTTCACCGCGCCCGCGTCCCGGTAGCTGCCGATGTCCCGGTCGTCGTCAATGGGACCGCGGCGCTGGCTGGCGCTGGTACGGTCACGGCGCCCGTTGTCCAGCAGGCGGTCGCGACTCTGGCTGGCACCGGCACAGTTGCCGCAACGGTCACCCAACAGGCTCCATCCGCACTAGCAGGTGCGGGTAGTCTCGCGGCGCCTGTCGTCCAGCAGGTACCCGCAGCCCTGACGGGCGCCGGCACGGTCGCCGCGACGGTCACCCAGCAGGCAACTGTCAGCCTGACTGGCGCTGGCACCCTCGCAGTTCCCGCTGTCCAGTCGGCGCCCGCCGCCCTGACCGGCGTCGGTACCTTGACCGCCGCCGCCGGGGGCACCGTTCAGGGGACCGCTGCCCTCACCGGCGCGGGGACTCTCGCGGCAGCTGTAACCCAGCAGGCACCAGCCGCGTTGGCGGGGACGGGTACTCTCGCCGCACCCGTCCGCCAGTCAGCGCCCGCCACCATCACCGGCGCGGGAACACTCACCGCACCAACCGTCCAGCGGGTCCTCGCTGCCCTCACTGGTGTTGGCAGCTTGTCGGCGGTGAATGCGGGGTTCGGGCCGCCCGCGAACCTGACCGCGGTCGTCATCTCGTCCACACAGATCGACTTGTCGTGGGCGGCGACCCCCGACGCATCCGGGTACGACGTGTACCTGGAGGGCGCGGAGATTACCCGGGATGTGACTTCAACGTCGTACTCGATGACCGGGCTCAATCCGTCTACTGAATACGACATGGAAGTGAGAAGCGTGCATGTCTGAACAAACACCTGAGCTGGTCGAGGTCGGCTGGCAAGTAGTAGATCCCGACGGCAACGTCGTCGAGTCCGGTACTGGCATCGTCGTCCAGGGTGTCGGCGGCATCAGCGAGGAGAACCAGTAATGGCGATGATGGTCACCTTGCAGATCAACAAGGTGCTGGACACGCTGCTCGGCACTGCTGTGCCCACCTTGTTCACAGGCACCCAGCCGAAGGTGTCGCTCACCTCGACAGCGCCGTCCCAGTCGGCGACGGGCACCGAGTTGACCGGCACCGGTTATACGGCCGGCGGCACCGTCTGCGACTTCAACGCCGCCGCGTCGGGGCAGGCCACCGGCCCCACGTCGGCGTTGTCGTGGACTAATGGTTCCGGTGGTTCCTGGTCGATCGTCGGGTTGAACATTTGGGATCAGGCCGGTACACCGATCCGCTGGTTCTTCGGCTCCTTCACCGGCCAGCCGATCTCTGTGGCTAACGGCAACACGTTCCAGATCGCGGCGGCGGGAATCACGGTGGATGCCAGTGGATATTAGGGCACTCCCCCGAGAGCCGAGGGGGGGTTATGGGTCGTGCCGCTGACCGTTGACAACTTCGTCCAGTCGAACAGCGGCGAGTTCAACGCCGCCAGCGGCAGCGTCACCCTGCCCACAGGAACGACGGCAGGCAATGCGCTCGTCATAATCGCATCGACGTACAACACGACGATCACCGCCCCGGCCGGGCTCACCCGCGACTCGACCGATCCGGGGGCGGCGACCCAGAAGGTATATATCTTCAGTGCGTTCGGGGCGGGAGCCCTCCCGGCTGGATCAACATCGTGGACGCTTACGCTCGGTACTGCCGCCCCATGCGCCTGGGTGGTCTACGAACTTTCAGGCATTCTGACTGATCTAATAGTCGCGCCCGTGAACAGCGTAAGTCCGCACACGACGGCGACCGCGACCAGCGTGGGTACCGGAATCCCGGCGACGGGGCTCTACTACGACGTGATCTACATCGCCGCGCATAGCGCCTACGATTCAACGAGTGCAACCGCGCCGACGTGGAGTGGGCACAGCGGACCGGGCGGGGATTTCGTTGAGACACATGATCAGGGCGCAAGCGGCACTGGGGTGTCGGTGGGCTTGTCCACGTCCTGGTCGCCCAGCAACACCACCAGCATCGGTTCGATCACTGCGACCAGTTCGCTTGCATCTGCGGGACCGTTGGCCGCGACGATGGTCGGCTACATCGCCGCAGGCTCTCGAAGACTGCCGGATATTCTGCTCCACTGGGGTTTCGAGTGGGGCACTGTGGTTGGGCTCACCACCGCGTACTCTCCGGCAGCGTCCCTGTTCAGCGGCCAGACCGGCGCGCCAGCCATTGTGTCGTCAACACCGCGCAGCGGTTCGTACTGTCTTGAACTGTCGAGCACGGCCGCTGCCGAGAACGTCGTAGAGACGATCTCCGCCACCAACATCCTGGTCACCCGAGTGCCGTTCCGATTTGTGGGGTCCTTGCCGGCAGCAGACGTCGACTTGTTCAGCATCGAGCCGACAGTCGGTGGCCTGTTCGCTCGCTACCGGTCGGGAAGCCAGAAGATCGGGGTCCAACTCGGCACCGGAGCTGAGCAGCTAAGTACCGCCACCGTCGCCGCGGACACCTGGTATGCCTTAGACATTCGCTATAACGTGAGTGCTGCGGTGTTCACAGCCGACTGGCAGTTGGACGGCATCGACCAGGCGCAGGCAACCTACACGCATACAGGGGCGTCCTCGTTCTCCACGGTCCGATTCGGGTGGAACACGGCAGCGACCGCGACGGTCCGCTACGACGACATCGTGCTGACCACCATCAAGTTGAACTATCCACTCGGCGATCACAGTGTGGTGCTTCTCAAGGTCGACCCGGCAGGCACCCTTACCGTGTCCGGATCTACATCCAATTTTGATACGTTCACAGCGAACGGGACGATGGCCAATTGGAACGCGACTACCGCGCGGGGTGCTATCGACGAAGTACCACCCGTCGTCGGGGTGAGTGCGGACGGGTTTGCTCAAACTGCTACCGCTACCGCTGACTACGTTGAGATTCCCATGGAAACGTACACGGCCGCCCCGACCGGTGTGATCCGTGCCGTGCGGATGCTCGCGTGTGGGTGGGCGGCTAGTGCCACAGCGGCCACATTGGGGATCCGGGGCTGGGATGGCGTCGCAGAGCAAACGCTAATGTTCGGGACGACTGACCCCCAGTTCGACAACACAAGCACCCCGGCGTGGGCATGTGTCATGTTCAAACCAACGGGCGGGTGGACGCAAGCAAAACTCGATGCACTCGCGTTCCGGGTTGGGTTCAGCAGCGACGCAGCGCTGGACATCGGCATTCACGCCATCTACGCTGAGGTGGCAGTCCAGAAGACGGAAACCGCCGCGCTGTTCGGGGAATCGGCCAGCGTATACGCGGAAACGCAGCGTGATCCGAACTCGCAAGGTTTGATCGGGTGTACCGTGAACACCCCCGTTGAGCGGGGGGTGACCTTGAACTGGGAGGCCGGCGGCGTCCCAGGTTCCCAGGTGGTGGCCGCTGCGTCTTCGTACACGCAGACGTTCTCTACCGAGGACGTCGCCTACGTTGAGGTTGTCTCCGAGAACGAGGGCTGAGTCGTGGCGATGCCCACCGTGTACGCGGTCGGGATCGCCGCCAACTCCACCGGGGCGGCAATCACCCCCGGTATCCCCACAGGCACCGATACCGACGACGTGCTGATCCTGCTGCACGAGATGGACCCGGTCCTGAACGCGGCGGCGCTCGGCGCGGTCACCGGCTACGCGGACGTGAACTTGTCCCCGTCGTCGCAGACAGCCGGTTTGCCGACCCGGTTGACGGTCCGCTGGCACCGCGCCACCGGCCCCGAGTCGGGGACAATCACCTGCCCAGCGGTGACGAACCACCACATCGCCCGGATCATCGGGGTCCGCGGCGTGGTCACCACCGGCAACCCGTGGAACCAAACCGCAGCGTCGGTGGCCGCATCGTCGGGGTTCGTGTCCATCGACGGGTTGACCACGACGCTCGCCGACTGCCTCATCTTGGCGGCAGTCACCACCGGCCAGGACACAGCCTCCACCACGAACGTGGGCACGTGGGCGAACACCGGCCTCGCCAACGTGCTGGAACGAGTCGACAACTGGACGTCCAACGGCACCGGCGGCGGCATCGGAGCGGCCACCGGCGAGAAGGCGGCCGCGGGGACGGTGCCGGCAACCACGGCGACCTTGGTCACCGCGAACACGCAGGCCCGGTTCTGCATGGCGCTGCCCGGTGCGGTCGCGGCGCCTACGCCGCCCCGCATGCCGCGCAGGTTCAACCCGAACTACCGGAGGTGACTGGTGGCGGTCCTCATCCCGGCGCGCATGTACACCGTGTCGGCCGTCATCACGAACCCGGGTGCGGTCACCAACCTGAATCTGCAGGCCGCGGCGACGAAACCGTTCGTGGTCGTCCGGGTGCTCATCGAACTGGCGCAGGCCACCATCCCCACGACGGCGAACGCCCGCGTCCGCTTGATCCGGAAAACCGCCGCCCCAACTGGCACGACCTCAATCGCCGCGACCACGTTCCTCAACCATGACCCGACGGACTCGGACGCCTCGTTCACCGCCGGGCACACCGCCACCGGTGAGGGCACCGACGGCGACTTCATCGAACGCGGTTGGAACTCGTCGTTCGGGTTCGACTGGGCGCCCACCCCGGAGGAGTACATTGTGGTCCCGGCGGGGACGGCGAACGGGTTCGGCATCAAATCGAACGTCGCCCCACCGGCCGGTAACTACGCGTTCAACATCACAGTCCACGAGATCGGTTAGCACGTGGGCCGCGCGGCCGTTTTCCGCCGGCCAGTAGTTCGCCGCCCACGCCGCATCGTCTACCCGCTGGCCCCAGCCGGCGGGGGTGTCGTCCAGGGCACTGCCACCCTTACCGGCGCGGGGACCCTGACCGCTACTGCCACTCAAACCCAGCGGGCGCCCGCCACCCTGACGGGTGCGGGGACGCTGACTGCTACTGCTGCCCAGCAGGCGCCCGCGAGTCTGACCGGCGCGGGTACGGTCACCGCAACTGTCACCCAGCGGGCGGTCGCTACCCTCACCGCCGCGGGGACGGTCACCGCCACAGTTACCCAACGTGCGGTCGCCACCCTGACGGGCGCGGGAACCCTGACCGCGTCCGGGTCAGAGGTCAGCGGCGCCGTCAACGGCACCGCCACCCTCACCGGTGCCGGCACGGTCACAGCGGCAGGCAGGGTACTGTCCGCCGGGTCCACGGTCACAGCCACCACGCAAGCATCCGGTCCCACTGCCACCCTCACTGGCGCCGGCACTGTCACGGCGACAGCAACGCAGGTCGCCGGGGCCACTCTGGTCGGCGCGGGGACGCTGACTGCCAACGCCACTCAAGCCGCAACCGCCGCGCTCATCGGGGCCGGCACCCTCACCGCGACTGTCACCCAGGCCGCAACCGCCACCCTCACAGGTGCGGGCACACTGGCCGCGACAAGCGGCGGGATAGTCCAAGGAACCGCCACCCTCGCCGGCGCCGGCAGTCTCACGGCGACGGTCACGCAGGCCGTAACAGCCACCTTGGCTGGCGCGGGCACGGTCACCGCGACCGCCACCCAAACCCAGCAGGCCACCGCGACACTGACCGGCGCGGGCACCCTGACAGCCAGCAGCGTCGGCGTCGTCAACGGCACCGCCGCACTGGTCGGTGCCGGCACCCTCACAGCTCCGGTCACGCAACGCGCCCCAGCCACCCTCACCGGTGCGGGCACGGTCACCGCAGCCGGAGTCATCAGCGGCACCGGGACACTGACCGGCAGCGGAACACTCACCGCATCCGCGACGGTCATCCGGTTCGCCACCGCCACCCTCACCGGCGCCGGCACCCTAACCGCACCCGTTGTCCTGACCCCCGCCACGACAACCCTCACGGGCGCGGGAACACTCACCGCCGCCGTCGTGCAACGGGTGACCGCGTCGCTGACCGGTGCGGGCAGCCTCACCGCAGCCGCGACATCAACCCCACCGACCACCCGCGGGCAAGTACAGGCCAGGGACCGGGCTGTGGCCGGCGTCAACGCCCGCACACGGGCACCAGCAGGGGTCACCGCCAGGGACCGCACCCCCACCACCGTCGGTACCCGCGCGCGCGACGTGGGCCGCGTGGAGGCCCGGGAACGGGCCATGGCAGGAGTCGGAGGAGGCTAAGCGATGTTCACCATCGGTGACGTGTTGCCGTTCGCCGCCACCGTGAAAGACGCCGCAGGGGTATTGGCGAACGCCGGCACCATGACCCTCACCGTCACCCTCCCCGACGGCACCGCAGCCGTCGGTTCCCCGTTCACCGTCACACCCACGTCCACCGGCCTGTACGACAAGGACGTCACGAGCACGCAGGCCGGCCGCTACCACGGGTACTGGCAGGCGACCGGCGCGAACGCCGGCGGGTACGAGGAAGAGTTCGTAGTCGCCCCCGCCGACTCCGGCACCTTCGTCCGACTGGCCGAGGCAAAGACGCATTTGAACGCGGCGGGAATCACCACCAACGACGTTGAGCTCGAACACTTCCTGCAAGCCGCCTGCGCCAGGATCGAATACGAGGTGGGGCCAGTCGCCCGCCGCACCGTCACAAGTGAGCGGCAACGCCACGAGTACGGGCGGGCCACCATATGGCTCCACCAAGCACCGGTCATCTCCGTGACCACCGTCACCTCCGTCGCCACCGGCGGCACCACCGTCACCGTCGCCGACCTGGACGTCGACCCGGACGGCAGGATCACATACAAAGACGGATACACCCGGTTCCCCGCCGGCCTGTACCTGTGGACCTACGTCGCCGGCCGGGTCATCATCCCCGCCCCCATCACACTCGCCACCAAAGAGCTCGTCAGGCATCTGTGGCGGTCGCAGCGCGGCGCCACCGGGCTCCCCCTGCAAGGCGGGGAAGACGTGTACGTCCCCACCCTGCCGTTCGCCCTTCCCAATGGGGTCCGCGAACTGTTGGCGCCGTACATGCGGGCACCCGCGGTCGCCTGATGGCACAGGTCTCCGCCGTCGACGACGTCATCGCCGCGCTTCTCACAGCGTTGGACACCGCTCTCACTGTGCCGGTGTACGACGGGCTACCGGCCACTTCCGCGGCGGACACCGAGTTCGTGCTCGTCGGTGACGACGGGGCCGTCGAAACCGTCGGGGAACCCGCAGCCACGAGCACGCAAGACTGGGCGACGTTCGAACTCGGGTCTCGCGCCGAAGAAGGTACCGTCACCTGTGCGGTCATCTCCCAATCCGGTGACGACGACCTCGCCGCGAGGCGGGCCGCATCCAAGACGCTGATGGTGTCCATAGAGACCGCGCTGCGCACGACTGAGAACCTGGCGGGGGTCGTCGCCGCCGGCGGGATCGACACGATCACCCTCCACCAAGGCCGGAACGCGAATGGCTCATTTGTCCGCCGCGTGTTCACCTACCGCTACACGGCGTACCAAAGTTGAGGGATAATTCCGACATGGTCAAGGCAGACAAGAGTAGGGACCAGGATGAGACGCGGCGCCTCCTCTACATGGCGCTTGCCGTCCCTCTCACAGAGAAGTACAACCTCGTCGGGACTCTCACCAACGCGCTCGCCCACCACGGCTCCGGGCTCGACCCTGACGAGGTCATGCGGCACGTCATCGCCGTCGTGAACGGCGGGGGTGGCGACAGCGAGCAGTGGGTCCGGGACCGGATCGCCGAGATCACCGGGCCGTAGCCGCAGAACGCTTCGGCTCCAGTCCACTCCCACCGCACCATCGGCAGGTGAGGACGCGGGCATGCCGGAAGGTGCGCAGATCATCCAACGGTGAGTAGCCGAAGTAGGTGCCCTCCCCCGCGCAGTAGGCGCAGACGTGGCGACGCAGCAGCCAGGTGAGCAATCTCATCATCGTCGTGCAAAGAGCCGATCAGTTCGGGCTCTCGTTCGACTCGACGATCAGCATCTCCTCGACGGTGATCGACTCCGCCGCGTAGTGACCCGTGAACTCGCCCTCAAAATCAGGCAATCCGGACGTGAAGCGCTCGATGATGGCCTGATGCTCTGGATCGTCGCCCACGTCGATGTGGTTCAAGTTGAACGGTATCGGGTCCATCCAGCCAGCGTACGCCTAGAGACAGATGTGCCCGCAGGTCACTTACTTGTGAGTTCCTTCGTCAGTAGCGCTACCAACGACAAGGCTTTCACTTTCAGTTCGCCGACCCTGGGCGCTAGGCCGACTCGGTTACCCGCCTGCGGGTAACCCCAGCGTACGACTGGGAGGGAGACCTGTTGCACCCCGAGGCCCGCGCCTTCCACGCATCGATCCTCGAAGGCCGGCACTTCCATGCGGTTATTGAGGTAGGTAGCCGCAAAGTCAACGGTGGTGTCAGGGACCTGTTTACCTGCGACGAGTACACAGGGCTCGACCTGGAACCCGGCCCCGGCGTGGACGTGGTCACCGACTGCCGCGACTGGACGCCACCCGAACCAGTCGACGCCGTACTGTGCGCCGAAGTTCTCGAGCACGCCCCCGACCCGGCCGGTGTCGTCAAAACGTGCATCTCCTACCTCGCCCCCGGCGGGCTACTCGTCCTCTCCTGCGCCGGCCCCGGACGCGCCCCCCACTCCGGGCACGACGGCATGCTCGTTCGCCCCGACGAGCACTACGCCAACATCCTCCCCAACGAGCTCGAAGACTGGCTCGCCGAACTCGACGACGTGACCGTCACCTACGCCGCCGGACCCGCCGACCTATACGCCGTCGGGACCAAAGGCCACGGCGAGCCGGCACCGGAACCACGACTGAACTTCCCCGCCCGGTTCACCACCGACAAGGCCACCACACACGGCTACCTCCCCACCTACCTACGCCTCGCCTCCCACATCGGCACTACAGGCCGGATCTGCGAGATCGGCGTCCAACACGGCGACTCGCTGCGCATGTGGCAAGCCCTGTTCCCCGACGGGCTGATCGTCGGCGTCGACAACGACCCGAAAGCAAGGTGGCCGGACGGCACCCACCGGATCGTTGCGGAGCAAGACGACGAGAACCTACCGGCACGCCTCGCCGAGGTGATGCCCGCCTACGACCTGATCGTCGACGACGCCTCCCACATCGGCCAATTGTCCCAACGCACATGGAAACTGTTGTGGCCACTCGTCGCCCCCGGCGGCTGGTACATCCTCGAAGACTGGATGGTCGGATTCGACACATGGGACGGCTACGACAACTCGATGCTCCGGTTAGCTGAATCGTTCCTGCACGCGTTGGACCGGCTGGACAGCCAGGTCGAATCCGTCGAATACCGGTACGGCTTGGCCATCATCAGAAAACGGGAGGAACGATGACGGTACCTGGGGACCCGCGGCAGCCCGCCGACGTGGCCGCGGAAGAAGCAGCCAAGACGGCTGCAGAAGCGGTCGAGGACGTTGAGCAGGAGCCTGAGCCGGAAGACGAAGACGACGAGTGAGATGGCTCGTCGCCGCACCTGGCCCCGCATGGTCCGTGTTCGACGTCTACGAAGGCTGGTGCGAAGCCCTCACCGAACTCGGTCAGGACGTCTACCGGTTCAATTTGGATGACAGGCTTGCCTTCTACGACCATGCGCTGATCGACATCGGCGAGGAACTACCCGACGGGCGCCTGAAACTCCGGAAGGCCCTCGACGCTGACGGGGTATACGAGCTGGCGTTGAACGGGCTCGCCGCCGCACTGTGGAAGATCCGCCCCGACTACCTGCTCATCATCTCCGGGTTCTTCGTCCCCCACGACATGCTCGACCATGCCCGTCGGCAAGGCACCCGCATCGTCGTCGTCCACACGGAGCAGCCGTACGAGCTGGAGCGGGAACTGGCGCTCGCCACGCACGCCGATGCGAACCTGATCAACGACCCGACGCACATCGAGAAGTTCCGCGCCGTCGCGCCAACCTGGTACTGCCCCCACGCCTACCGGCCAGGTTTGCACAAGCCCGGCGAGCCTGACCCGAAACTCGCCGCCGACCTGGCGTTCGTCGGCACCGGGTTCGGCTCCCGCCGCTGGTTCTTCGAGCACATGGACCTCAAAGGTCTCGATGTGCTGCTCGCCGGCAACTGGAACGGGGTCACCGAGAACTCGCCGCTGTGGCAGTACTTGGCCTCCGGCGACCCTGAGAAGTGCGTCGACAACGCGGAAACGGTGCGGATCTACCAGTCCGCGAAGGTTGGGATCAACCTGTATCGCCGCGAAGCCGATGATGATCAAGTTGTCGGCGGGTGGTCGATCTCACCGCGGGAGATCGAGATGGCGGCCTGCGGGCTGTTTTTCCTCCGCGACCCCCGCCCGGAGGGCGATCACCTGCTTCACATGCTGCCCGTGTTCTCCTCACCCGAGGAGGCGACGTGGCTGCTCCGGTACTGGCTCGACAAGCCGGAAGAGCGGCACAAGGCCGCGCAGCAAGCACGCGAAGCGGTCGCCGACCGCACGTTTACAGCGCACGCCAAGCATCTGCTTCGGCTGCTAGAGACAAAGGAGTAGGGCCTTGGCACGCATCCACGGCAGAAATGCCACCGTCTATCTCGCCATCGCCAGCGGCGCTGAGGCATCGCAGGTGCCGTTCCTCGCCTCATGGTCCATCTCGGCATCGTCCGAGAAGGCAGAGGTCACGGCATTCGGCGACGCCAATAAGAGTTATGTCGCAGGATTGCCGGACTCATCCGGTGAATTCAGTGGATTCCTGGACGATGGGACCGCACAGACGTATACCGCTGCAGTTGATGGCGTAGCTCGCAAGATGTACCTATACGTCGATAGGACGCAGACAAGCAAGTACTGGTATGGAACTGTCTTTCCAGACTTTTCGGCCAATGCCAGTGTCGGGGGAGCTACGGAACTCAGCGCATCCTGGAACGCGGCCGGGCCGATCAACCGCAGCTTCTGAGTGCCTTTCACTGTTGAGACGCGGGGCGCGGACCAGTTCAAGCGGGTGGCCCGCGCTCTTCGGGAGGCCGGCGACAAGGAGTTGCGTGCGGAGCTTTACAAGGCGATCAATCGTCGGGTGAAGCCGCTCAGTCAGGACGCGAAGCGGAACGCTGCCGCCAGCTTGCCGCAGTCGGGTGGGTTGGCGGCGCGTGTGGCGCGGACCCGGATCACGGCGCGGCGCCGCACGGGCCGTAACCCGGGCTTGTCGTTGGTGGCTCAGCGGAACGCGGTGAAGGATCCGCGGCGGATCGATCGCGGAATGGTGCGGCATCCGGTGTTCGGCCGCGGGTCGGTGTTGCAGCGGGTGGAGCCGGGCTGGTTTTCGGAGCCGATGTTGCGGGGTGCGCCGCGGGTGCGCCGCGAGTTGGTGTTGGCGTTGACGGTGGTGGAGCGGAAGCTGTCGCGACGCTAGCTGACGTGGCGTTCTGTGACGGTGCGCATGTCGGCGGCCAGCCGGCCGAGGAGTTCCTGTCGCCGCGTTTCATCGCGGCTACGGGATTCGGCGAGTAGTCGCGCTTGTTCCTCGGGTATCTGTGCGCGGAGCACTTCGCGTTCCCGGTCTGGTTTGCCGAGGCGCCACAGAACCGCGCCGATGATGACCCACCCCAGCACCAGGCCCTGTGGTGCCTCATCCCAGTACCGGACGGTGACGCTCACCCAGGCGATGAGAACGATGAGGGCGGCCACTCGGAGGCCGATTCTGTCGGGCTTTTCCATCTCAGTAGTCATAGCACCTAGTCCCTCTCATACCACCCGGGGTGGCTTCCCTGACCGGGCCGCTCCGGGTGTCTCACTACCGGTCAGGATAGGTCAGGAAGGTCAAGGCATGGCAGTCAAGCTGAAAGTCACCTATCTGGACGGCCGTGAGGTGACCGTGCTGGCGTCGCCGCGGGCACAGGTCATGGCGGAACAGCACTTCTCGGGCACCCCGGACGCGAAGCGGATCGAGCAGACGTACTACCTGGCGTGGGCGTCGCTGAACCGCTCCGGTCAGGAACCAGCGGACTTCGACACGTTCCTCGACGCGATCACTGATGTGGATGAGGTTGAGAACGAGCCGCCGGACCCTACTCCTACGGTTCCTACATCCGATACCTCGTCTCCCTGAGTATCGCCACCCGCATCCCGTTCGAGCAGCTCGCCGACTTGGACGAACGCATCCTCGAAACGTATGTGGATTTGCTGGAAGAGATGAACGAGGGGGAGTGACGTGGCCCTTCCTCTCGCGTTCAACATTCTCACCAAGTACGACGACAAGGGCCTGAAGCAGGCCGGTAAGGATTTCGACGCGTTCGGGCGGAAGTCGAAGGTGTTCGGGAAGAACATCGGCGACAACATCCGTAAGGGTGTGGACGCGCACCGGCTCGGCGGGTTCGTCGGTAAGAACATCGGTTCCGGGATGCGGGTCGGCATCGGTGGGCCGTTGAAGGGTATAGCCGGTTTGATGGCGGGTGCGTTCGCGGCTGTGTCCGCGGTGAAGGTGTTCGGCACGTTTATCACGGAGGCCCGCGAGTCCGCGAAGATCGGCCGGATTACCGCGCAGGTCATCAAGTCGACCGGTGGCGCGGCGAATATCACTGCGGTCCAGGTGGGGAAGCTCGCGGACACGTTGTCAAACAAGACAGCGATCGACGATGAGCAGGTTCAGGCGGCGTCGAATCTGCTGTTGACGTTCAAGAATGTGCGCAACGAGGTCGGTAAGGGCAACGACATTTTCAACCGCGCCACTGAGGCGGCGTTGGACTTGTCAGCGGCCGGGTTCGGGTCGGTCGAGTCCGCGTCGAAGATGCTCGGCAAGGCGCTCAACGATCCGCTGAAGGGGCTCACCGCGCTGGGCCGGGCCGGTGTTACGTTCACGGATAGCCAGAAGAAGCAGATCAAAACGCTGGTTGAGTCGGGGAACGTTCTCGCTGCCCAGAAGATCATCATGCAGGAGGTGGCGTTCCAAGTCGGTGGAGCGGCGAAGGCCGCCGCTGATCCGATCCAGCGGCTCAAGGTCATCGCACTGAACCTCGCGGAGCGAGTCGGAACTGTGCTGCTGCCGATCGTGGAGAAGGCCGCGAACTGGCTCGGCACTTTCTTGCCGAAGGCGTTGGACAAGGCGGAGGCAGGGTTCCGTCGCATCCGTCCAGCCGTCCAGTTTGTGACCGACGTGCTGGGCGGGTTCTTCGGCCGCAGCAAGGACGTGCAGACCGCTGCCGGACGTCTGGATGAGGCGAAGAAGCGGCTCGCTGCTTTGCAGGATCAGGCCGCGAAGGGTATCGGCACGAAGGGTCTCACCAAGAAGGAGACTCTCGTTCAAGCGGAGGACGGGTCGTGGGTGCCGCTGTCGTTCTATGGCGGGAAGGCGCCGAAGGGTGTGGTAACGAAGACGGTTACCCGTACGGTCAGTAAGACGGAGTTCGCGAAGCAGCTGGAGCAGGCGCAGCGGGAGGTTGAGCAGGCCGGTAAGGATCTCGTCGCGGTTGAGGGGAAGGCCACCAAGTCGTTCGGCCAGAAGATCGGCGAGCAGGTCGGCAAGATTGGGCGCACGCTTGTCGAGAAGGCGAAGGTTTGGGGTGGTGACCTCGCGAAGGTCGCCAAGGGTTGGGGCGTCAACATTATTGCCGGTGTCAGGACTGGTATTGACACGGGGGACTGGTCTGGGCTCGGCAAGTCGATCGGATCAGGTATCGCTGGTGCCATCGAGTCGGCTGGGTCGTTCATCGGAAAAATCGCCGTGAAGATCGGGGACCTGCTCGGCAAAGTGGATTGGCTCGGGCTGGGCATCAAGGTCGGCAAGTTGGCGGTCCCGTTCCTCGTCGGCATCGCTTTGGGTCTGCTGAACTTCGACCTGTTCGGCTTGATCAAGGGGCTGGCGTCCCACTGGCAGGAAGCCCTGTTCGCCGTGTTGGCGATCGCGTTCACCCCCGGGAAGGTGATCGGCGCCGTCGCCAGACTGTTCGCGAAGATCCCGCTCGTCGGGCCGCTGCTCGCCTGGGCGCTGCTGGCGTTCAAGAAGTTCGCCAACGGTCTGGTCGGCATGGTCGGCCGGGCCCTCGGGTTCCTTGGGAAGGCGTTCCTCGAAGGGTTCCGCCGCGTCTTCCCCGGCATCGGCAAGCGTTTCGCAGAGGAACTGTCGATACTGCCGACGCGGCTGGGTCTGATCGCGTTGGAGATCCGGGCGCGTGCGCTGAAGATGATGCAGGGCCTCGCCACGGCGATCGCCTCACGTATCGGCGCTGTCGTCGCGAGGATCGGTGAGCTGATCGCGAAGATGTTGAAGCCGTTCGCCCGCGCCGCGGGGTGGCTCATCGGCCGTGGCGTCCAGTTCGTGGCCGGTCTGGTGCGGGGCATCAACGGTGTGCTCGGCACAGTTGTGCGTATTGCTGCCCGGGTGATCTCTGTCTTGACGTTGCCGTTCCGTACCGCCGTGTCGTGGCTGGTCGGTCGGGGTGTCCAAACCGTGTCTGGGCTGGTCCGGGGTGTCGGCAGCATGCTCGGGTCGGCGGCGCGGATCGCTGGTCGGGTGATCTCCACGGTCACGTCACCGTTCCGCACCGCCGGCAGGTGGCTGGTCCAAGCTGGGCGGAACATCGTCCACGGCCTCGCGGACGGGATTGGTGCGGTGGGCCGTGGGCTGGGCGGGTTCGTCAATGCCCGTGTCGTCGCCCCGATCATGAATGTGGTCCGCGGTTTTCTGAAGTTCATCAACAATCACATCATCGGGAACGTCAACAGGTTCGCCCGCCCGTTCACCGGCGGGAAGAATCTCGTCGATGAGATTCCCATAAAGTTCGCCCGCGGCGGAAAAGTCCCGGGTCAGGGTGTCGGCGACCGGGTACCAGCGTTGTTGGAGCCGGGCGAGTTCGTGATCCGAAAGAAGAAGGCGCAGCAGTTCGGCTACGACTTCATGGAAGACCTGAACCGTGGGGCGCAACGGTTCGCCGTTGGTGGCCGGGTGTACCCGGTGGGCCGCGCACCGGTCACGCAGGGCTACAGCTCTGGGCACCCGGCGGTCGACTGGGGTGTCCCCGTGGGGACACCGGTGCGGGCTGCGATGGCCGGGGTCGTGTCCTCCATTCGGTCGATGCGTGACTCGTACGGCAAACACATCCGCATGTCCCACGACGGCTACAACACCCTGTACGCGCACCTGAACGGGTTCCTCGCCAAGATCGGGCAGCGGCTGGACGCCGGGAACCGGATCGGCTGGTCCGGGAACACCGGGAACACCACCGGGCCGCACCTTCATTTCGAGGTGACCACCGGCAGGGGCGCCTCCGTGAATCCGTTGTCGTGGCTTAGCGGCGCGGGGACGGTGTCGAACGCGGGGCGTCTCGGGCAGTTCATCCGATCCGCGGTGGCGGGGGCGGCGGGGCTGGTGCTGGGCCCGTTGAAGCGGCTTCTCGCGAAGACGATCGGCACGGGCGGGTTCCGCGGCGTCCTGTCGGGCATGGGCGGTAAGGCGATCAACCAGGTGTTGGAGTGGCTGCGCGGGCAGGACGCGAAGACCAATGCCGCGAACGCGATCTCGTTCGCCGGGTCGCCGGACGCGGCCGCGATGTCCCGCGGCGGCGCGGTGGCGTTGGGCCGGCAGATGGCTGCCGCCCGCGGCTGGACCGGCGCCCAATGGCAAGCGTTGTACGCCCTGTGGCAGGGCGAATCAGGGTGGAACCCCCGCGCCGACAATCCCACGTCCACGGCTTGGGGCATCCCCCAGTTCCTGGCATCCACGGCGCGGGCGTACGGTATCGGGGCGCGGGAACCTGACGCGGGCAGGCAGATTTGGGCCGGTCTGCGGTACATCTCCGACCGGTACGGCAACCCGGGTAACGCTTACGGGGCGTGGCGGAACCGGTCACCGCACTGGTACGACAAGGGCGGTGTTGCACGCGGTCAGGGTGACATCCCGAAGCGCACACCTGAACCGGAGCGGGTCCTGTCGCCGCGGCAAACGGGGGCGTTCGAGCGGCTCGTCTCCGTCCTCGACAGAGGACGTGCTCTCACCGTCGCCCAAGTGTCGAATGTCGCGGAGCGTGCGCAGACGCGGGACCCGCTCGGCTGGCTGGGTCGCCTACGGAAAACCCGCCGGGCGTGGGTGTACGGTCTGTGGCGCAACTGGAGTGTCCCGGAAGCGATACGCGCCTGGAGCAGGATCGCCGACGTCCGGTTCCTGGGCGGTCGGGGGCCGTTGCGTAGTCAGGTCACCGTGGAGGTTGTCAACAAGCCGGCCGCCGGTTGGGTGGGAATCACCAACGGCAGCCAGGTCGCGTTGAACAGCGGCAAACGCCTGTCCGGTAGGCACCGCCGCATGGCCGCGATGCACGAATTGGGGCATGTGCTCGGGTTGAATCACACGGGACGCCGTGACTCGATCATGTACCCGCGTTACCAAGGGTTCTCTTACCCGACTGGGTTCGATCAGGCTAATCTGCGTCGTCTCTACCCGAAGCGGCGGAAGGCGCCACCGCGTCCCGCGACCAGGGTGCGTCCCGCAGCGCCGCGACGGTTGAGCGCATGGCAGATCTCCAACCTCGAACCGGACTCGAAACGGTTCGCATACGCCCGCACACATGGCCTACCGGGGGCACCACGAGGCTTCAAGTGGGTTGAGGATTACACCCTGGTCAGGAGCAGCTTCCAACGCGGCACCCCATTCGTGCCCCGCACCGGCATGTACCAGTTGCACCGTGGTGAGGCTGTCATCCCCGCCCACAAGAACCGAGGCGGCACCGGTGCGACCGTGCATCACCACTACCACTTCGACAACTACGTCGGGGACAAGAACGACCTGGTGAGGGCGCTTGAGGACCTGCGCAGGCAGCGTCGCCTACCGAAGGCCGGCTGAATGGCCGCCACCTACAACTTTCAGGTCGACTGGAACAACGACGGGGACTGGGGTGACACGGGGGAGAACGTGACCGCCCGGGTGCTGGCCCGCACCCCGCTGGCGATCCAGTTCGGGCGGGACCAGAACCGGGCCCTGTCCCCCGTCGCCCCGGGCACCGCATCGTTCGAGTTGAACAACCGGTCACGCGACTACACCCCCGACAACGGGTCGTCGCCGCTGTTCGGGAATCTGAAACCGGGACGCACCAGCCGCATCGGGGCTGTCCTCAACTCCAACCCGTATTTCGAGACGGACGCAGCTAACTGGACCGGTAACAACGGGACGTTCGTGCGGTCCACCGCGCAGGCCCACCAAGGGACCGCTTCCGGTTTGTTGACGCCGACGGGTGGTATCGCGCAGTCGTACGCCGAGACGGAGCATGTGCCCGTCGCCGGGGGGAGCACGCTGACCGCGTCGGCGTGGCTACGTTCCGGACCCGGGTACGCCTCCGTCAGCTTGTCTGTGAACTGGTTCGATTCCGCGCATGCGTACCTGTCCACGTCGTCGAACATTTCGTCGTTGGCTGCTGCCACATGGACGCTCCGCGAGCACACGTACACCGCCCCGTCGACGGCCGCCTTCGCCAGCCTTGTTCCCACCGAGTCCGGTACCCCACCGGCGACGGCGACGCTGCACGTCGACGAGGCGACACTGGGTGTCGTCCTGTACCAGGGGCTCATCGACGGGTACGACGTGCAGCCGGGGCGGGAGGAACGCTCCGTCGCGTTGAGTTTCGTTGACGTGATGGCGAAGTTCCAGGAAGTGAAGCTGTCGACGGCGTTGTATCAGGGGATACGCACCGGCCAAGCAGTCGACCTGATCTTGGATGCGATCGGTTGGCCGGGCGGCACCCGCGATTTGGACACTGGGGGGACCCTCCTCCCGTGGTGGTGGGAGGAGGGGTCCGACGCGGTCGAGGCGTTGCAGAAGGTGTTGGCGTCGGAAGGTTCACCGGCCCTGTTCTACGTGGACTATGCGACGGGGAACGCGGTGTTCCGGGACCGGCATCACCGCCTCATCCGCGCCGCATCCACGAGCTCGCAGGCCACGTTCCGTGACACCGGGGCGGAACCCAAGTTCTCCGCCCCCGTCGGCTACGACGCCGGGTTCCGCGACGTCGTCAACTCGGTGTCGTTCTCGGTGGAGGAGCGGGTGCCGGACGGGGCGCTGTCCGCGGTGTGGGAAACCGACGAGATCCTCACTTTGATGGCGTCGGAGGCCCGGGTCATCGTGTTGCAGACGTCGGAGCCGTTCCAAGGCGCCGTCGCCCCGGTCGCAGGCACCGACTTCACGGTCCTGGCCGGCGGTGTTTCGTCGGTGACGATCTCCCGCACATCCGGTGCCGCCTCATCCATCACCGTCACCGCCACGGGTGCCGGCGCCACCATTCAGGGGATGGCGCTGCGCGCCTACTCGGTACCGGTGGCACGGACCTACCAGATCACGAAAACGGATTCGGCGTCGATCACCGATCACGGTGTTCGGTCGATGCCGTCCGATTGGGAACCCGTGTGGGCGAGCAAGGGTGACGCGCAGGGCATCGCCGACCTGACGATCATCCAACGTGCGCAACGTCTCCCCATCCTCACGATCACCGTCATGGGGGCCGCGAACGCGACCCGGCTCACCCAATGTTTGACCCGTGTCCTGTCCGACCGGGTCACCGTTGTCGACGCGGAGACGGGGCTGAACACAGCGTTTTACGTCGAGAACATTCGGCATGAGGTCAGCGAGGCCGGGAGGTTCCACACGACAGTGTTCGGCCTGGAGAAGGTGCCGACGCAGGCATCGAGCACGTTCATCGTCGGCACGTCGCTCCTCAATGGGGCCAGCACACTTGCCTACTAGCCTGCGTGCCGTCGCCTACCTAAACCACGGCCGGTGGGTCGCCATGTGTCCGCGGCCAGGCTGCCTCAACGCGGAGATATTCGGCCGCACCGAGGTAGGAGTGCTCACCCTGGGCTGGCCGGATGGCGGCACGATCGGCGGTCTGACCGGTGACACGTTCTACTGCAGGATCGAGTTTGGCGGCTGCGGGCTCACCTGCCCCGCCGACTGGCCCCCGAACGTCGCCGACATCGAAGCCCTGGTAATGCCCCGGCCGGTGCCGGCGACCCGCAACTGGCTACCGGGGGAGACCATGCTGGACCTGCTCGCCGAGAACATCGAGCACGGGATCGTCCCCACCGCCGCGTTGGAGGGCGGACCGACAAGGAAACTGCTGGAGATCATCGGCGACGAGGTGACCGTCGGGCAACTCGGGTTTGAGCGGCGGCCGGAGATCGAGGGGGGGCGGTCCTAATCGCGTGGGTCACGCCCCCAGTTTTCTCGAGTGGCTCGGCCCTCACGGCCGCTCAGCTCAACATCCTGTCGGGTGACCTGAATGAGACGGCGCCCGCGAAGTTCACTGCCGCGAACCAGTATTTCGTTGCGACTGGGGCGAACGCTGGGGCCGCTCGCTCGATTGGTGTCGGTGCCGCGGGTGCGGGTTTGTCGACTGCCTCCACATCGTACGCGCCGCTGAGCCCCACTGTGGGAACTACGGTCACGACTGGCACAGCCTGTCTGGTGTTCCTGTTCGGCCAGTTGAAGAACAACACGATCAATTGGGGGACGTGGATGAGCTACTCCATATCTGTGTCCACCATAGTCGCCGCCGATGACAGTCAAGCCACGTCGATGGTCGCCGCTACCACCAGCCAGTGGGTGCAGGCCGGGGTCGTCGTTTACCAGCAGTCACTGAACCCGGGCAGCCACACGTTCCTGCTGCAGCACCGCGTGGACGGTGGAACCGGGACGTTTTCTAACCGGCGCATCCAAGTGATGGGCTTCTGAGTGGCCATCATCGCGATCACTGCGAAGACGCAGGGCGGGAGTCTCACCGCCGCCCAAACCGTGGCATCCACCACCGCGTCGGTCACTGCGGACGCGGACTCGATCCTGTTCACGCACTGGGGCACCGGGCTGGAGGGCGGCAGCATCGCCCCCAACATCACGGTCACCGGCACGGGTCTCACCTGGACGGCGGTCACTAGTGTCCTGTATGCGGGGTCGCAGCGTCGCCGCATCGGCGTCGCCTACGCGCTTGTCGGCTCGGCGGGGTGGACAGGGACCCTGGATTTGACGCCGCAGACGGCGACGGACGGGCTGATATGGATCGTCAACCAGGCCACCGGCGCCGACGCGGCAGCCCCTGTCGTGCCAGGCTCGGTGAAGACAGCGATCAGTGCGTCCGCGGACACCCTGCCGATCACGTTGGACGCAGAGTTGCGTTCCGATTCCCGTTCCTACGGCATGTTCGCCGCCGCCACAGCCTCGCTGATCACCCCGAACACGAACTGGACGGAGATCGCAGAGGAAGGGATCGCCGACCCGTCGATCGCCGACCATGGGATGGAAACCCAGTGGCGTTCGGATGCGTTCGACACGTCCGCTGGTGCCACCTGGTCGACGGCGCACGCCTGCGGCGGGATCGCGTTCGAGATCGCAGCGGGGGCGCTGGCCGACTACCAGCAGGCCATGCGCGACTCGCAGTACGTCATAGCCCCCACTCTTGGTTCCGACATCTCGGTTACTGACACGCAGTTGCGGGCCGCCAACTCGTCGTCGCTGGCTGTCGTCGCGTCCGTGATGCGCACATTGGTGATCAACGGGTTCTTGACCGAGACCGAGTTTTATCAAGCTCTCGCCGCAGCCGAGGCCACGGCGTACCCGTCCGAGGCGTCGTGACGACCCGGGCTGAACTCCACGTCCGTGTCCGGCAGGCGTTCCTAGCGAACCGCACCTACCTGGACAAGGTGAACGCGGGCACGGCGACGCAGGCCGAGCACATCGCTCAAGTCGCCGCGCTCACCCGGCAGATGCAGGGTGTGCTGCGGCTGTTGGTGGGCCGGGACCTTCTCGACGAGGCACCAGAGTGATCGGATGCTGATCGGTGGTGATGCCCCGAACTTCGATGCCGCGAACGCCTTCAACCTTCTCGCGCAGTACGGAGTTCTTGATGCCCGGCATCGTCGCCGCCGCACTGTTCGTGTTCGCCAGACAGCAGATCCGCCGTGAGCAGGAACGCGCTGACCGGCTCGAAGCGCAACTGACGCAACTACACGGCACCACCGCTGACAAGGTGATACCGGCGCTGGTCGCCGCCACCCAAGTCCTGGAGGACACCCAGAATCTTCTGCGTGACCTAGCGATGCGGGATCGGGGCCTGCACCCATGAGCAAAGAACATGACGAGGTGACTGACCTGGTGACCCGCGCCGCGTTGCAGGCCAAGCTGGAGCTGGTCGCCGACGAACTGGAACGGGCCATCGAACGACTGTCCACCGTCATCGCCGAGATCAAAAATGAGGGGAACGGGGGGGCCGATGACCGACCAGGAGTTGACCAATCTCCTCAGCGATCTGACTAGGGAAGTTCCCGCGCTGCGCCGGTCTGTGCAAGAACTCGGGATGCGGACTGTTCAGTCTGAGGCGGACATCGCCCGGTCGCAGTGGAACATCCGGATCGTCGCGGGCATCGCTGTCCTTGGGCTTGCTGTGGGTGGTGTCGTCTTCGCGGTCCGCAGCGAAGGCCAGCAACAGCAGATCAGCCGGAACGCGGACAAGCTCGCTCAGGTCGTGTACACGCAGTGCGTCACCCAGGACGCCAGCAACGCTCGCCAAGCCCAGCTGATCGACACTGCGATCGCGGCTGAGCAACGCAAACCCAAACCGGACGCGAAACGGATCGCCGATCTGATCAAATTCAGGCCGGACCGGATCGACTGCGGGACCAAACCGTGACCACCCCGCCGGAGCACGGCCTAGGGCGGCGCGTCGAGTTCGACGAACGCTCCCGCGGATTCCCGATCCGCACGTTGCTGGGTGCGCCCCGCCCGCCCCGCTCCTACACCTGGGCGTGTCCCGTCGTATTGGATCAAGGGAACGTCGGGGCGTGCGTCGGCTTCTCGTGGGCGGCCGAGCTCGCCGCCCGACCCACAGTCATAGCCCACATCACCAACGACACCGGCCATCTGTTGTACCGCCGCGCGCAGCAGCTCGACCAGTGGCCCGGCGAATCATACGAAGGCTCGTCCGTCATCGCCGGTGCGAAGGCGGTCACCGAGGCCGGGTACATGACCGAATACAGGTGGGCCTTCAGTCTCCCCGATGCTCTTGAAGCCATCGCCTACCACGGACCTTGTGTGCTCGGGATCCCGTGGTATTCGGGGATGATGCGGACCGACGCCAACGGCTACATCCGGCCCACCGGGTCGGTCGTCGGTGGACACGCGATCCTCGTCCGCGGCGTATCTGTGAAACGCCAAGCAGTGCTTCTTCGGAACTCGTGGGGTGCTGACTGGAGTCTCAGGGGCGATGCGTGGCTTCTATGGTCCGACCTAGGTCGCCTGCTGAGTGAAGATGGTGAGTGTTGCGTCCCTGTGCGAAGAGCACGACCGAAGCATAAGGCGTAGAATCAAGAGAAACCCCGGCGACGGCGGTAACCGTCCCGGGGCGTGGCCAACCTGATGAGAGCAGGTCGACATGGGCAAGCGTACACATTGTGTCAACGGTCATCTCCGGACACCTGAGAACATCACACCTAGTCGGGGATGTCGCGAATATCATAACGCGCAGCGACGTGCCAAGCGAGCTGCCAACTGCCCTGACCGATCCGTTCGGCCGTGCGGTCATGCCAATACGCCAGAGAACACCTACTATCGCTCCGATGGGTCCGCGAAAGGATGCAGACCCTGTGCGCTAGAACGAGAACGGCGACGCAACGAGGCTAAGGCAGCAGCCGAGGGCCGAGCGATTCATCGCCCGGACCCAGAGTGGTTTCCTTGCGGACATCCACGAACACCAGAAAATGCTCGACCCAAGAACGGGACCTGCAAGACGTGTCACCGGGAATCGCAGATCCGTCGCTACCATGCCGACCCCGAACGGCATAAACGTGCTGCAAGTGATTACCAGAAAGCCAATCGGGCGGCACGAAGCGCCTATCACAAGCAATGGCGACACGTGAACGTGGAGGCATACCGCGCCTACCGCAGGGCTATCCAGCGTGCGCGCCAGCTCGCCTCAAGGGACTCGGAAACACTCGACTACATCAACATCATCGGCCACGATGCGTGCGTTTACTGCGGCGCTCCCGCCGAGACTGTCGACCACATTGAGGCAAGTCGGCATGGTGGTTCGAACCACTGGACCAACTACGCTCCCGCGTGCAAGTCCTGCAACTGCGGAAAGCGAGACAAATCTCTACTCGTGTTCTTGATGCGCCACCCTGTCGGAGACCCAGTCACACGACCGAAGGCGGCGGCATGATCGAGCCGCGCCGCTAGACGCCGGTCTCCTGCTTGTACCGCTCCACGACCTGCGCGGGGATCCGGCCGCGGGCCTTCAACTCGATACCCTGCCCACGCGCCCACTCCCGGACAGCCTTCACATCAACAAGCTTGCCCTTGCCGTTGCTCCCCGACAGGGCGCGCCTGGAAAGCGTCCGCCCGTCGTTGCTGGCGCGGACGGGACGGGCCTTCTCCACAAACGGGGACAGAGCCTTGTCCAGCCGCTCCACGTTCCGCTGCGACAAGTCGATCTCGTACAACTTCCCGCGGTACCCGAACGTCACAGTTTCGACGGCCTCTGACCGACCGTCCATGTCGTCAGTCAGCTCGGTCACAACCTTGCGTGCCATTTGCGATCCTTCCTCAGCGGGATTCGGGTCAAATCATGCCACATTAGGGGGCGAGCGAATGGTCGAGGGTTGCGACTACTCGTTTGACCGACCCGACCCGACGTGTCTACACGCGCGGGGCATGCGGTTCGTGGTGAGGTACATCTCGTCCCGCGGCTCCGCGAAAAACCTGGATGCCGCCGAGGCGAAACGGCTCGCCGCCGCCGGCCTGTCCATCGTGGCCGTGTACCAGGAAGGCACGTCGTTCATGCTCGGCGGGCATCCGCGTGGTGTCGCCGCCGCGGTCAGCGCGAAAGCTGCGGCCACCGCATGCGGGATGCCGGATGGTCGGCCCATCTACTTCGCCCTGGACACGGACCCGGCCGGGCTCATGTCCGCCGAGTGGTTCGCGGTGCATGCGTTCTGCGACGGCGCCGCCTCGATCTTGGGTCGCGCAAACGTCGGCGTGTACGGGGCGTACGCGGCGATCGAACGGCTGTGCCCCAAGTGGGCGGCGTGGGGGTGGCAAACGTACGCCTGGTCTGGCGGCAAATGGTCACCCAAGGCGCAACTTCAGCAGTACAAGAACAACGTCAGCGTGTGCGGTGGGATGATCGACCACGACCGGGCCACCACCGCCGACTATGGCGGATGGAAACCTGGGCAGACTGTCCCCCCGCCCCTCAGGGTGCTCGCCGACGCCGACAAAGCATGGCTCGCCGGCACATTCGCCCAAGCGGTACGCCTATGACCTGGGCCGGTGAGCGGGTCACCCGCAACCTGGGGACCGTCACCCGCCGGGTGAACGCGATCATCGACGCCGCAGCCGCCGCAGCCGGAATCGACCCGGCCGTCATCGTCGTCGTCCAAGGCTCCTGGGCTTCCGGTTCGGCGAGCGCCGGCACACACTCCGGTGGCGGGGCCGCGGACCTGCGCACCTGGAACCTCCCCGCCGCCAAAATCGAACCGCTCGTTGTGGAGCTGCGTCGCCGCTGCGGCGGCCCCGCCTGGTACCGCGACGCTGCGCACGGCGGGTTCGACCCCCACATCCATGTGATCGTCCGCGACGAACCCGGTCTCGCCGGTGCGGCGCAGGAACAGGTGCAGTTCTACGACGCCGGTTACGACGGGCTCGCCCGCATGGGCCGCGACTACCATCCCCGCCCCTCGTGGGCACGGTTCCCGTTCACCCCGCCGCCCCGGTCGCTGACCGGCGCCGACAAGGCGTGGCTGACCGGCACGTTCGCCCCCACCGCAGTCACCTGACAGGAGGCACACGTTGACGGCACCCGAAGCAATCACGCCCATGACCCTCAACACGGCCGACCAGCAGTGGATGCTCACCACCCTCGTCGCGGCGATCAGGAGGGAAATCGTGGCAGCAACCCACGGCCCCAGGTTGGCCTGCGTGCAAGTCACCGGCAACGCCAACCAGTACCTCGTCGGCCCCGGACTGGTGTACGGCCTGTCCAGCATGGCCGTCCTGAACGCGCTACGGAAGGCGCACATCGCGCACGACACCACCACCCAGATCACCCAGGCCGAGCTCGACGCACTGAAGACGTCCGCAGCTGCGATCGTCAAGGCGGGCGCGCCGGACCTGACTGGCCTCGGCGCGAAACTGGACGCGCTCGCCGCCCAGCCGGCCGGGGACGTGGACGAGGCCGCGTTGGCGCAGGCTCTCCTCGACAAGGGGCTGGCTGGGCTGTCCGACGCTGACGTTGCCCGCATCTCGGTGGCGACAAACGACGAGGCGGCGAGACGAGGCGTCGCATGACCGGGCCGACCGACGAGTTTGACGAGCCCGACACCCCCGATGAGAACATCGACCGGGTGATCGACGAAGGCCAACCCGTCCAGTTCGACGACCGGCCCCCGCACGCCGGCTGCGTTCACGGCCCCGACGTGACGCACAGCCCCAATATGCGACTTCGGCTGACAACGTGGTGAGCACCCACCGGAAGGTGAGTCAGCCGTCGGCCGCGCCCACCCGCAAAATGGCCGCCACCGGGATCACCGGTGTCGCCGCCACCATCCTCGTCCTCGTCGCCGACGCGCTCGGCTACACACTGGACCCGGCGCTGGCCGCCGCCCTGGTCGGTGCGGTGGCATGGGCAGCCGGGTACCTGACGAAAAGCAACGCGCCGCCGACGCTGCCGCCGCACCGGATCGGCCGGTTCGAAAAAGGCGTCCGCGACTTGGGTGGGGTCATCGACGACCCTGGGCCGCCGCCCCGCTAGACTCGGCCACGCCCTTCTGGCGGGTCATTACGCCGCCGCTCCCCTCGGGGGGAGCGGCGGCGTTTTTCGTGTCTGGGGGTCAGTACCGCCGGAACAGGCGTCGCAGCCGGTACCGCCACGGCAACCCGTAGGACCGGCGGTGCCACAACCACACCGCCAGCCCGACCACCGCAAGCACCGCGACTACCCAGGCCACGGTCAGCCACGGCACACCCGGCAAGTCCGGCAGCGACAGGCGGGGCATCGACGGGGCGTCCACCCGGGCCAGCACCGCGGCGCCCTCACGTCCCGCCCACAACACAGCGCCGATCACCGCCGCGCTGAACACGACCCACCACACCATGCCGCGATGCAGATACCAATGCGGATGCCGTTCCCCCAACGCCCGGGCAGCCGACAGGCGGGCGTGCTCCCGCTCCAACTCACGCACAGCGAACCTCCCACCTGCGGTTGGTCAACTCGGCGAGGAACCCGCGGGCTTCGACGTCGCAGCGGTCCCCGGTTCAGGGCCTGCGAATAGGCGGGACGCGGCAGTGAACTCGGCGTCGCAGTCATCCGGGAACGTCCACGGTTCGGACCCGTCGCCTAGCAGTGACCAGCCGACGCAGTCCCCGGATTCGTCGGAATGCAACGCCAAGGCGTAGCCGCGGGGGTGGAACACGCTGGCGTTGATCAGCCACAACAGGCCAGTGGTGCGCAGGTCGGCGAAGGGCTGGCCGTCCCACTCGGCTTGCACGTCCATGGTCTTGTCCTCGCTCACAGTTCAGTCTCCAGCATGACACGCGCCAGACACAGACGGCTACGTCAGTGTTCGACGTCGAATGGTGACTTGACCGGCTCCTCCATGTACGGGGTCACGATCCGACGCTGATAGATGATCAACGCGGCGCGCGCCGAATTCGCGATCTCCTGCGCCGACCCGCCCGCATGCTTCACCGGCTTCATCGCCAGCCGGGCCGTGTTGTACGCGTTCGCGCCGCCGTACCTGCCCGAGTTCGCACGGACATGCGCCCGCAGCTTCAACTCCAGCAGCCCCGCCGTCGTGTTGATCGCATCCGCCAAGTCCTTCCCGTGATGCCGCAGCTTCTCCAAGTACTCCAGGTAGTCCGAGGTGCGCTTCAATTCGGTGTCGAAGATCGAAACGTCGGTCATGACCTCTCCTGTCGTCGTGTTCCGTCCGTGTTCCTTACCGTGTTCCGTCGCGTTCCGGCCCGCGTTCCCCTCGTATTCCGCACCGTGTTCCGCCCCGTGTTCCGCCCCCCGTCCCCTACGGGGACGTAGAAACCTCCCCAGCCCCTCACTGCGCGGCGCTCACTAGGGCTACCAGCCGCCACTCAGCCTCCGCGAACGGGCGTTCCTGGTACCGCTCCACCTGACCGGCCTTCTCCAGCCGCTTCATCTGCTTGGAAATCCACGGGCGTTTCCGGTACGGCCACCGCTCCATCAGCAGTACCGTGTTGACTGTGGTGATCCCCTCCTCGGCCAACTTCCGCAGCATCTTGTCGAACTCGTCCCGCACCTCCTCCGCCGTCAACTCCTTCGGGTCGAACACGAGCTCCGGGAACTCGATGTCCGGGCCGTCCCGCGCCGGGTCATACGGGAGGATCGGCTCCGACGGGTCGATTTCGTCTTTCAACTCCGGGTCGACCGGGACGATCGTGTCGTCGTAGCCGTCCTCGTCAGCGAGGTCTTCGATGGGCACCAGGGCCTCCGATGGATTGGACTGGATGGTGTGCAACCGTGTGTAGATGTCACCCCAGAACGCCGCCTCGTCGGGGGGCAGACCGGGGCAGCGGATGTCAGTAGCCGACGCGACCGTCTCCACTAGCTGCTCATGTTTGGCGAGGTAGCCGCGCATCTTCTGCGACCAGTCCTGCTCGTCAATACCCGGGGCCTCAAGGTAGGCGTACCCGACCCGCTTGTTACCCCACGACGGGTCCGCGCCAGCCGCGAGGGTGACGGGGGACAGGCAGAACTCGGCGTCCCGGCCACCATCGACGCCGAAACACCAGCCGGCGCCGAGCTGGGCGCGGACGTTCGTGTCCATGTTCGCGGAGTGCGCCCGCTGAATCGAGTAGACGAGGAACACGCCCACCGAACGGCACTGCTCAGCCAGCCGCGGCAGATGCTCCACCCACTGCTCGTCGGCGGCGAACAGTTCCGCGGCCTCCTCGATCCACACGACGATCGCGGGGACGGGGCAGTCCTCGTCCCACTGGTCCCACCCGGCCTGCCCCAGCTTCCGGGACCGGTACGGGATGAACTTCCGCAGATGCGCGATCACCTGGCCGGCGTCCGCTTTGCTGGTGGCGAACAGGTCGAGCCCGCCGACGATGCCGCGGGCGGTCTGCCACGGTTTCGCATAGTCGATCAGCCAAAAAAGGACATCCCGGCGGGTCATGATCTCAGCGGCGGTGACCCGGAACGACTCGCCTTTACCCGACCCGGACATGCCCATGATCAGCAGGTGGGTGCCGGAACGTGTGTGCCGGCCGGGGAACCATAGGCGGGCGACCGTGCCATCCTCCCGCCGCCCCACCTCCAGCGGATCGGCGAACGTGCCGCCAAGGTTGGATGGGCCGGGCCACAGGATGGTGTCGTGGAGCACGTCGCGTTTCATGCGGACGACGGTGATGTCCCCCGCGTCGGCCGGGTTGACGGGGACCCGGACCCCGCCGACCGGCGCATGTGTGGCTGTCGCCAACGGTTCCGCGATCTTCTGCACGTCCTTGTGTGACTGGCCGAGCGCGGGCCGAATCTTCGTGACGACCTTGTCGTCGTCCTCGTGGACCTTCCGCGCCTTCGCCCCCTCGATACCGAGCGCCACGGCGGTGCGGTCCTCCCCCGCCTCCTGCTCGTCGGTACCGTCGCCGCGGACCACGTTGGACCGGAACAGCAGCCACGCGGCCGTGTTCACCGCCACCGCGAACCCGGCGACGGACAGGGCGGACCACGACCAGCCGACGATCAGCAGCAGCAGCAACACAGCCCCCGACACCCCAACTGACCCGGCGGCCTGCCAACGTTGCACCGTCGGGCGGGGCCTCGCATGCACCGCCGTCAACGTGAACAAGCCGACGGTGGCCAAGCTGACCGCGGACGCCGCGACCGCCGCGTCAGGCAGGGTCCGGCCCCACGCGTAGTGCAGCCCAAACCCGGCGGGGACCGCCAGCACGGCGAGGGCGACGAACGGGCCCACCTCCGGTGAGGGGCGCGGATGTCTGCCGGTGCGCGCGTCGGTGGAGGCGCGGCGCACCGTGGTACCCAGGCGGCGGGCCATCGGCTAGGCGTTCCTCACTGTCCGGGTGATCCGGCGCACCTGCGAGTGTGGGAACCGGACGACACGGGACCGGCCATAGCTGCGTTCGACTTCCTCACCGCGCAGCGCATCCTCGGCGAGGGCGAGGAAGCGGTTGCACTGGGTGGGACCGGGGAACGCGATGTACGCCGAACCGCGACCACCCCAAACGTCGTACCCGCCTCCCTGGCAGCACTCCAAAGTGTCGACACCAACCCGGTTCAGCCGCCAGATCAGCTCGGCGATCTCCACGTCGATCCACGCGACGGGGCAACCGAACCCGTCCGGGACGCTGACCAACGTGGCCGGGTGTCCGTCCCGGAAGTGGTTCGCCTGATCCGGGACCCGCAATTTCCCCGCTGCCAACTGGTCACGGTGACGCGGGATCAGCCAACGCAAGTCCAGGTCATCGACGGTCACACCCTTGGGCAGCCGGTGACGCCGCGACGTGAGCACGGTCACCGCCGACGCCCCCGTGACTGCCAGTACGCGGGACCCGGCAGATCAACCCGGTGCCGACGCTGCCTTGTGTTCCACGACCACGGCCCCACCTTCAGCGTCCAGGACGCGCCGCTCCTGGACGCGTTCAACCGCAGGTGCAGGTTGCGGGACCCGAACCGCCACGATTTGCGGAACCCGAACGGCATGTCGTCCGCCCTCCCTACTCGCCGTGACCGTTACCGGAACCGATGACGGTCTTGAACTGGGGGGCCAACTTGAGGGCCTGACGGCGGGACACCTCGCACACGTCCTGCACGTTCGCGACCGTCGGTACCCGCCCGGAGGCCAGGAACCGGTTCAACAGCGCCGCCTCACTGGCGCCGGTACCAGCACTCGGAGGCGGGGGGACCTCGACGGGTACTGGTACCGGCTGACCGGGGGTCTTGACCGGCACCAGGTCCGGGCTGTCACTGTTGCTGGTACCGGCGGTCCCGGACCCGTCGACCCCCACAGTGCGATCCGGTCCATCCGCTGCGGCCCCGGAACCGCCGGGCCCAACCCGCGGCGCCGAGTTTGTAGCGAGTTTGGTACTACCCTCCACTCGCAGTGATACCGGGCCAGGCTGATCCGGTACCGCCATCTTCACGACCAGCGCCAGCGACACTGCTGGGACCGAACCCACAACGGCGACCAGGAACCATCCGGCGTGGACTTGCCCGGTCACAAGCAGATGCGACAAGGCGTTACCAGCCAGGCTCGCGGTGGTGGCGGCCGCACCCACCCACCCAGCGAACCGACGCTGCCCCGGCTCGCTGATCCAGTAGGTGAGCCACGCTGACGCGGCGAGCGCATCCACCGACATCGGTAACAGCAACCCAGTCCACCCAGGCCAACCCGTGCTGGCGGCCAGACCGCGGAGGAACACAAACGAGGCGATGATCGCGGCGACCGCGGCGACCGTCGTGATGACGACACGGGCGGCGGCGACCAGTCCCGTTGTCCGTCTTGGACTCATATATGCCAACCCTGTGTATGCCATCAGTGGAGTACGCGGCCCGACGCTACGTTACGACTACCATAGCGGAGCGTGACCCCGCGACGCGCCGCACTGCTCGTCCGCATGTCCGACGCCCGCGACGACGACCTGGCGGGTGTGGACCGGCAGGAGAAAGACGGCCGGTCACTCGGCGCCGCCATCGGCTGGGGCATCGCCGAGGTGTACGTCGAGCAGAACGTGTCCGCCTACCGGCGCCGCCAAATCGTCCTCCCGGACGGTCGCAAGGCGAAACGTGTGGTCCGCCCCGAGTTCCGGCGGCTACTGGACGACCTTGACTCCGGTCACCGCGACGGTCTGATCGTCTACGACATTGACCGGTGCGTCCGCGACATGCGGGACCTTGAGGACCTGATCGACGTGGTGGAGCAGCATTTGATCCCCAACCGTGCGGTCACTGGCAGCCTCGATCTGTCGACCGACGCGGGCGTGGCGATGGCCAGGGTCGTCACCGCCATGAACAACAAGTCCAGCCGTGACACGGCGAGGCGGGTGCGACGCAAACACGAGGATCTCGCCGCCGAAGGGAAGTACGGCGGCGGCGGCATCCGCCCCTACGGATACAAGAACGACCGGGTCACCGTCGACGACAGTGAGGCGCAGGTGATCCTTGAGTCCGCCACGAAGATCCTCGCCGGTGACCCCCTCTACCGGATCGTCAAGGATCTCAACCAGCGTGGAGTCCCCACGGTGCAGGGCGGCCCGTGGACCGACCGGGCGCTGAAGGCGGCCGTGACGAAGCCGAGGGTCGCCGGGCTGCGCACCCACCAGAAGCGGATCATCGGGCAGGCTGTGTGGCCCGCCATCCTGGACCGGGACGTGTGGGAGGAGCTGTGCGCGGTCCTCGCCGACCGTGCGAGCAGCGACCGCATCGGGCTCGTCTACTGGCTGTCCGGGACGCTCCGCTGCGGGCTGTGCCGGCACGCCCTGAAAGGCTTCTCCGCCGGTCAGGCCCGCGAAGGGAAGCGACGCTACGTATGCGCCAAGCATCTCGGCGGGTGCGGGCGGATCGCGATCAACGCTGAGCCGGTGCATGAGCATGTGGGTCGGTTGATCGTCGCGTGGGCGTCGGACCCGGCGGCGTGGCAGCGGCTCCGCGACACCACCCCCGACCCGGCCATCGAGGCTGTGCGCGCGGAGATGGCCGCTGACGAGCGACAGCTCCGCGACCTGGCCCGGGCGCACGGGGAGCGGCTGATTGGGTTCGCCGAGTGGATCGAGGCCCGCCGCCCGATCGAGGGCAGGTTGGCGGTGGCGCGCCGGAAGTTGGCCCACCCGCCCAGGCTGCTCCGCAACCTTGAAGGTGACGACATCGCCGCGCGGTGGGACCGGTTCACGGCGGAGCAGAAGCGGATCGCTGCCCGCGGCCTGTTCGCCGCGATCAGGGTGCGACCACACGAGGGGCCGCGCAGGTTCAACCCGCACCGACTCCAGGTCGACTGGCGTTAGAAACTTTGTCGCCGAGTCTTGACAGGGGTGGCTGGGTGCCCTATCGTTGTCTACATGACGCAGACAACATACCCTGGCCGGGGAACCGCCCCGGCCACAACCCCGAAAGGGGGTGGCCCCATGGCCACCACACTCGACACCCACACCGTCTCCGGTGTCCTGCCCTTCACCGCCTACGTGCAGGTCCGCCAGGACGGGCGCTGGACCTCCGTCGCCAGCGGCACCACCCCCGAGTGGCTGCGCAACGTGGCCGCCGACGAGGCGACCATCTTCCGGTCCGTCCGTATCGTCTCTCAGTACGGGACGGTTCTTGAGACCACCCGGGCGCTCTCATGAGCGCCCGGTACGTAGTCGTCTGCGACGACTACACGTCCCGCCCATTCCCCACACGAGATGCCGCTGAGCACTGGCTCGCAGGCGTCCAAAAGCTAGATGCCTGCCACTGCGATCACTTGATCCAGGAGGTCATCTCATGAACCTGCACATCGAGGCCGTCGTCACCCCCAGCCACAACCCCAAGGAAGGAGGCGGCCCCATGGCCACCACGCTTGACACACCCCGCATGGACCTGAACGGCAACTACCACGCCGTTTGCTCCGGTTGGGACTACCCGCGCCACGAGTACTGGATCGCAGCCGACAACGCCGCAGATGCAAAGCGGATTGCGCGGCAGGCGTACGGCAAGACCTACGGCGTCGATGACGATGAAGTCTTCGTGGACGTCACAACCAGATGACCGCCTATCTGGACATGGCCGCCGTCGCCCACATGCTCGGCGTCGACCCGCGCAGCGTGTCCCGCTACCGGGTCCGCGACCCCACGTTCCCGCCCCCCGACATCACGTTAGGCCGGTCCCCCGGCTGGCACCCGCACACCATCAAGGCGTGGCAAGCGTCTAGACCGGGGCGCGGCGCCGGCGGCGGACGACCAAGGAAGAAGAGCCCGCAGCCCGCGTCAAACGGTCCGACGTGATCCGTCAAGCCATCGACCAGTACCTCGCCGCACACAACCCGAGCACCACAACTGAATAAGGACCCCCCGCCATGACCGACACGACCATCACCGACCAGTCCCCCCAGATCCTCACGCCCGTCGTCGAACGCATCCCCGAGCAGCGGACCCGCGCCGACAAGTGGCTACGCGCACTCAGCATCATCGCCCTCAGCGAAGCGATCATCCTCATGACCGCCGCGTTGATCCTCGGCTTCCTCGCCGTCATCGCCGGGGTGAGCCTCTTCAACTCCGTGAACGAAGCGATACAGACACCTACCACGGACACGACCATCCCCGACACGGTCCCATCGGACAGCGGTATCGACCCGAACGCGGGCGACTACACCGACGCCGAGTTGCAGGACTACACGGCGAACCCCGGCCAGTTCTGCGTAGGCAACCCTGGCCACCCGTTGTGCCCGTGAGTTAGATCCGGCGGAGGAGCCTGCCCAGCAGGATCACGATCTTCTCGCTGACCGTCCCGTCGTCCCGGAACACCAGGATCTTTCCGGTTTCCCGGTGGACCAAAACAGCGGCGTCGCGGATGGGCGCGGTTGTGACGATCACCGTGAGAACCCTCCATCTTCGAGCTGGTGTTGCCCGGCTCGACGACCGTGGTGGTGCGATGGCGGGCCCCCGTCGCGTCGCCCGCGAGTTACGGCGCGTCTGCTCCATGTCTACCGTGCGCAGTGACCCCCGCGTTACAGGTTCGCAAACTTCTTTACCTGTCAACCGCCGTTCGGGGGACGCAGCTTCCGCAGGATCGCCCGCAGCTCCCCATGCAGATCCGCGATCGCGTCCAGTTTGTCCATTGCGTCTTCCCAGGTGATGTCCTCGTTCAGCGCCAGCGCAAGCGACCGGCGCAACGCTTCCGGGTCGGTCTCCTCGTCCACGTCGACCGTGATGCCGTGCCCCAGGTCGACCCGCTGCGGTAGTGATGTTGCGGTACCGCCGTTCCGGAGCCGCACCAGGTCACCGCTCGCCCAGCGCAGCGCCCGTTCGATCGCGGACCGTTTCGCGGCCTGAGGCCAGCGACGTCCACTCTCGAGAGCGACCACGGTGCCGACAGCGACGTTCGCTGCGTCGGCTAGCTCCTGCTGAGTCAAACCCAGTTCACCGCGCCGAGTGGCTACAAGCGCGCCCACCTGCGTCACGTCACGGTCAGTCACGAAGCACATGATGGCAGAAGAGTCGTCAACTTCCGCAACCCTTGCCGTAAGTCGGCGGGTCACTGTCGGCAGATGTTGCCAGATTCCTGCCGACTCTAGCTTGTACACGAAGATTCCTGTTGACACTCCTGCCGAACCTTGCCTACTCTTGCCGACATGGACGCCACAAGGCTCAACGGACCCAAGGTCCGAGCCATCCGAGAAATCCTCCAGATCAGTCGGGCTGAGCTTGCCGACGGCGTCGACATCGCCGCGAGCTACCTATCCCACATCGAGACAGGGCTGAAGCAGCCGTCCCCCGCGATCGCCCGCCGCATCGTCGACTGGCTCCTTGTCGCCGTCGACCAGGGACTCATCGCGTACGGCATCACCGACGACTCGGGCGAGGCCGTGGCGTAGGTGGATGAAGAGCAAGTCGAGGAGGGCGACACCGTGTTTGTGACCTCTGACCGGATGATCGCCGGTCGTTCCTGGCGAGGCGAACGAGGCACGGTCTACTCCGGCTTCCTGCGTGGCGCCATCGAGGACTGGGTCGTCGTCAGGGTCACCACCGCAGACAACCCGGTCGACATCGCGTTGCGCCCCGACGAAATCGAGCCCGCGTCATGACCCCGGAGCAGATCTCAAGCCAGTGGCTCCGTGAGCAGCTCGCGCAGGCGCCGCCGCCCACCGCCGCGCAGCTCGCGTTGCTGCGGCGCTTATTCGACAACGAGCAGCAAGGAGGCGCGGCATGACCGGCGATGAGTACATCAAGCAGATCGTTGACGCCGCCCCTCCGTTCACCCCCGAGCAAGCCGACCGACTGGCGCTGACCTTGGGTCCGGCTTTCCGAGAAGCCAGGAAGGCGGCGAAGGCATGAACGCGCCAAAGTACCAACTCCTCGATCCGCTGACCGAGCAGCAGTATGCGGATCTCCGCGAGGACATCGCCGAACGCGGCGTGTTGCAGCCGGTGATCGTGGACGAGTTCGGCGAGGTGATCGACGGACACCATCGCAAGCAGATCGCGGAAGAGTCGGGGGCGGAATACCCGATCCATCAACTACCTGCGGGACTCAGCGAGGCCGAAAAGCTCGACGCCAGCCTCGCGCTCAATCTCATCGGCCGTCATCAAACCAATGACCAGAAGCGCGCAACGATCAGGCGTTACCTGCTACGTCGGCCGGATGCCACCGACGGACATGTGGGCCGGTTAGTGGGCTGTGATCATAAGACCGTCGGCCGTGTCCGAATCCAGATGGAGAGTGTTGGGGAAATTCCCCAACACTCCGTCAGGACTGGCGAGGATGGCAGGACGTATCAGGCTAGGAAGCCCAAGACGAAGCCCCCCATGCTGCGGCCAGATCCAGAAATCAAGCGACAAGAGGAACTCGCCAAGCAACGCGCGAAGGCGGCGCCGAAGCAGGCCGCGAAACGCGCCGAACAGAAGGCCGAAGAAGCCGTATGGCGCGCTTCGCATGAGGCCATCGGCGGCTCCGTACGCGAAGTGTCCAGGCCACCCGCCCGAGTCCTGGCGACACAAGACCGCGTCAAAGCGGCTCTGAGCGAATGCATCCTCGCCCTCACGCGGGCGCTGCAAGACCCCGGCATGGACGCGGACCTTATCCGCGCCGAGAAACTGATCGCCCCAGACTTCCGGCTCCCATCTGTCCTCAAAAAGCTGAGGGGCCTCGTCGCAGAATTCGGCGCCAAGCTCAAAGAGCTTGAAGACGCCGAGAAAGCTTCCCGCATAGTGCGGGGATCTCCCGTCAGGGAGCAGCAATAAGAGAGGAGATGGGCATGGAGCCCATCGAGTACACGGAACACAAGTACGGGGTTGATGTCGCGGTCAGCGACGTCAAGGTGGACCTCGCCGTTCAGCGGGCGATCGTCCCGGCGAGGCTGCGGAAGCTGATCGGCAACTTCGCCCCCGTCCTGCTCGGCGAACTGCTCGTCTCCGAGCGTCAGGACGGGCTGTACATCTTGGACGGCCAGCATCGGCTCGAAGCCACCAAGAGGGCTAACGGCAACGGTGTCTCCACCGTGACCTGCGAGATCTTTGCGGGATTGTCGAAGGCTGACGAGGCGCGGCTGTTCATGGGCCGCAACGACCGAGCTGGTGTGGCGGCAGTCGATCGGGACCGCAACCTTGCGACGTCCGGTGACCAGGCCACTCTCGATGTTCAGATGGCCGCCCAGTCCGCTGGGTTCATCTTCGTCGCCGACCGCGCCGAAGACTCCACGTTCCGGGACCGCACCGCAGGTGTCGCCATCATGCGCGACGCGGAACGCCGCAAGTACGTGGAGATCAGCGGTCCGGAGCACCTGTCCCGCGTCTTCACATTCTACGCGCGCGCCTACGGCAATCAGGAGCGGCCGGAGAGCGTGCTCCTGAAGGCGCTCAGCAAGGTTTTCGTCAGCAAGTCCGAGGTCGATGAGGACCGGCTGTACGACAAGCTCCGCGGTCTTCCCGCGCAGCAGATCACTGCTATGGCTGCGCAGCGGAAGGTCGAGCTGAGCGTCACCCGCGGCGTCTCAACGGTGCGGGCTGCCGTCGAGGTCGTAGCGGAGCAGTACAACCGTGGGCTACCTGCCGACTCGGCGAAGCGGATTCGGCTCTAACCCAAGGAAGCCCCGCCCCTCGGGTCGAGACGGGGGGCGGGGCGGTGGGAGCGATCCCACAACCCGCAAGTGAACCACAACAGAAAGGGAGCGGACCCCATGACACACGAACCGAACACCGGCCGAGAAATCTACGAGCAGTGGCTCACTGAGAAGCCCGACCCTGACGCGGAGGGCAGCGGCTGCGCCGGCATCCTCACCGCCCTCGCCCTCGACGCCGCACTCATCGCCGTCGTCGCCGCCGCCATCACCTTCGTGATGTGGACGCTCCGATGACCGCCGTCGAAGCCCGATTCGAGCAAACCATCCACGACCTGCTCAACGATCTCGCATGGAACGAGGGCGAATGATGACCGCGATCCTCAACACAGGAATGATCCTCAACCCCGAACACGGCGACGCCGCGGAATGCGACACCTACCCGCAACGCCCCCCCATCCTCACCTTCCGGAACTCCCCCGGCGTGTGGATCAACATCAGCATCGACGAGGACCTGCCCGTAGAAGAGCAACTGCAGATCGCCGCGCAGATCATCAACGCGGCCGGGCAGTTCTACGACGCGACACACAGCCACTACAGGACGGCAGGTGCGCCGTGACCGCCGAACTTTCCGGCTACCAGCTGCTCCGCGCCGTCGGCCGCACCCCCGACGTGCTCGCCGCGGTCGCCGCAGCCACAGACCGGGACTTCGCCGCCACCCTGGCTGCCGCCGCTGTACTCGCCGGGCACCCACCGCAGACCATCGCCGACCACATCGTTCGGCACGTTGAGGCCGCCGAGGCCCGCGACGCTGCGCAGCGGTGGGCGCTCACCACACAGATGGCGCTGTCACCGCACCAGCGGCAGGCCCGCGAACTCATCGACCGAGCCACCACACGACCACTCATGCAACGACGCGACCAGGATGGGGGCAACTGACATGGGACGAGAGATTCGCCGCATCCCCGTCGGATGGGAACACCCACTGGACCTGCATCCCAATCCTGCGCGGCCGCCGAACGAATGGGATTGGACAGGGCAGGGCCGACACTTCGAGCCGCTGCTGCCACGGGAGTACATGGAAGACATCGACGACGAGCCCTCCGAGTACATGCCGAAATGGCCGGAGGGCACGCCGCTCGGCTACCAGCTGTACGAGACCGTCACCGAGGGCACGCCGCTCTCCCCATCGTTCGCAACGCCCGAGGAGTTGGCTGACTTCCTCGTCGGACGACTCCGCATGTTCTCTGACCGTGCGGCCGCGCTGCGGCTCGTGAACGCCGGGTGGGCACCGTCGTTCGTCAGCAACAGCCAGGGAATCCAGCCGGGCTACGAATGGGTAGCCGAGAAAGACGGCACGCCGTGACCGCTGTCGGGCACACCAACGCCCTGCCCGCCCTCCCCGCCGCCATGGCCGAAAGTGCTCTGCTGGGCCTCGCCGAGACGCGGGAACACTGGCAGCCGAAAGACCTGCAAGCCGCCGTCCGAATCATCGCCCACCCCACCTTGGACGAACCCGGCATCCAATTCGCGGCGCTCGCCGAAGCCGTGGAACGCCGCCGCGATTTGGAATGCGGGTACCTCGCGCCATGCGACGTGGACGAACGGTACCCGGACAACGACCACGGCTACGAGGCCGCCCTGCACCGAATCTGCGAGGACGTGGATTTCGCGCTGCGGCCTTTGTTGTATGGGCGGAGGAACGGGTGATGACCGTCCTCACCGCCGCGTGCGGGCAACACGACGAGTCATGCCCCTGGTACGACCTGCCCGCCGACGAATGCCCCTGGCACCGAGAAAACTCCCTCGTCCGTGTCGCCTACGACTTCACGAACGGGAGCAGCGACTGATGACCGCGCCGTCGGACAAGGCCGAATACATGCGGGAATACCGGCAACGGAACCCCGACTACGCGGAACGGCAGCGCCGCGACGGTCGCGCCCGGCAACGCGCACTCCTCAACCTCGCATACAAATACCAGGCCGAATATCGGCGCCTGTACCAAGAGGAACGCCGCAAAGAGTGGGGGAAAACATCATGATGACCCGCGAACAGGCAAACGAACATCTGGCGCACATCATCACCGCGATCATCCTCCTCGACGACGTCGACTTCGACGGCATGGTGGAGGCACTCGACACGCGCCACCAGTTCAACGCCATCACCGAACCCGGCAACCCCCACGATCACACCGAGTTGGCGCACCTCCAGGACGTCGTCCACGCCGCACACGCATTCCAGTCCACGATGCGTGACCTGGAACTGGCGCGCATGCAGGCGGGTGCGCCGTGAACCCGGCTCCTCGACGCCGGCCACTACTGCAGATCACCGCGGGAGGTGCCGGGTGAGTGACCGTCTGGAGTTCTGCCGCGAGTGCCGAGACGAAGGCCGCGACCCGATCCATCATGCCGAGTTCATCCTTTGGGGGAAACTGTTCCCACCCGAAGCACTCGGTCCGCGCTGCTACGATCATGCCGAGAAACACATCGGTTCACGCGGCATGTCACAGATCGACCAATGGGCTGTGTTCGACCTGCGACCATTCGTGAATCGCGGCACGTCATGACCCGCCGCCGGCTCGCCCACGCCGCACTCACCCTCACCACCATCGCCGCAGCCGCCTGGGCGTGGCACACATGGCGGTGTTTGCGCACCGAACTGCGGCTCGCCGAAGATGAAGCCCGGTACTGGTTCACGTACGGCGAACACTTCCGGCAGCAAACCGAACAGGCCGACCGGCCGCGGCTGCGGGCCGTACCCACCCAATGCGACGCGCTGATACGGCACATCAACGAAGTCCGCCACATCCTGCGGCAACAAAACGGGGGCGCATCATGACCGCCTTACCAGCAGCGAGTGACGCCACCCACGACGACTCCAAGATCTTGCGCGAGGCTGCGACGCTGATGCGGCATTCATGGGACTCAGGCATTGCTCTGACTGTCGCCGACTGGCTGGAATATACAGCCAACATTCTCGATGTGTCATCACCCGGAATGGTCGGTTCAGCACTCGACTACGCCCTGGCCGTCGCCCGGGCTTACTTGTGCGGGGTAGAGGACGGTGTCCGATGAACGCCGTCAAGACACTACGGCAGGCGGCCGAGCTGAACGCACAATGGTTTCTCAGCACCTACGGACAGAAACTACACGCAGTTGTAGGAGACAGAATCTATAGCGCATGCGGTAGATACGTAGATCGTCGTAGAACTGACGAAGATAACGAATCTGATACTCGTCAGCGTTGCAAGAGATGCGAGACTCTTATGGCGAAGAAGTCATGAGCGCACTCATCGTCCGCGGGCCCGCCCCCACCCGACCCGCTGCGATCCTGGACCCCTTCTCGGGAACGGGAACTGTCGCGTTCGTCGCGTCGATGCTGGGCCGCATCGGCATCGGCGTCGACCTGTCACACGACTACTGCCGGCTTGGCGTGTGGCGCACCACCGACCCGGGTGAACGGGCCAAAGCCTTGCAAGTCCCCAAACCGCCGCCCGTCCCGCAAGGGCAGGCATCACTGTTCGACGAGGCATCATGACCGCGCCCTACTACCAGGACGACGCGGTCACTCTGTATCACGGCGATTGCCTGGCCGTGGTCGCCGAAATGCCCGACGCCTCCATCGACTCGGTCGTCACGGATCCGCCGTACGGCCTGGAGTTCATGGGCAAGGACTGGGACGCGCCCTGGAAGACGGGGGACGGGTTCCGGCGCTCACGCAACACGGCCGATGCGGGTCGCGATAATGCGTTTGGCCGCGCGTCCCGCACTTCGCCGGAGTACGTCGCGGGGAAGTCGTTCCAAGCCTGGTGCGAGCAGTGGGCACGCGAATGCCTGCGCGTCCTCAAACCGGGCGGGTACATGCTCGCGTTCGGGGGGACCCGCACTTGGCACCGCTTGGCCTGTGGCATCGAGGACGCCGGGTTCGAGATCCGCGACTCGGTCGCCGACTTGACCGGCCGGGACGCGCCAGGACTCATGTGGACATATGGGTCCGGGTTTCCCAAATCGCTGGACGTGGGGAAAGCGATCGACCGGGCCAAGCATGGCGAGTTCGTACGGGCGAAGGTCAGCCACTTTCGCGAACAGCGGGGCTGGACCCGTGAACGACTCGGGCAGGCGTGTGGCTTCGCTGATGCGGCGAAGACCGTCTGGGACTGGGAGGAAGGCGGACACACGCCAAGCCGCGCGAACTGGCTGCTAGCGAAGGCGGCCCTCAACGTCTCCGATGACGAGGAAGCAGCGTACGAGCGGCAAATCACTGGTCAGGGATACCGGGTCCGCCGCCCGTCTATGGTTCAGATCGCCGGGCCGAGTGACGGGGCCTACGACCTGACCGCCCCGGCCACCGATGACGCCCGTCGCTGGAACGGTTGGGGCACGGCACTAAAACCGGCCTGGGAGCCGATCGTGGTCGCCCGTAAACCCCTTGCTGGCACGGTCGCGCACAACGTGCTCACACACGGCACGGGGGCGCTGAACATCGACGCCTGCCGTATCCCTCACGGCAGCGACGTCGACCTTTCAGCCTTACAACGGCAACAATCCAGCCCCCCGCTCCGGATCGGCGGCGCGAAGCCCGGCGACATCATTAGCACATACAAGCCGAACGGCCGCTGGCCGTCGAACCTGGTGCTCGGCGAGGATGCTGCCGACGAACTCGACCGGCAGAGCGGCGTGCTGACCAGCGGACGCCTAGATCGGTCCCGGATCACCGCGGCGAACAGTGAGGGTTGGAGATACGAGGGGCCGCGAGAGGGCGTGTACGAGGCAACCTGCGGCGGCGCCTCGCGCTTCTACCCCGTCTTCCGCTATGAGCCAAAGGCCCCGGCGCACGAACGCCCCAAAGTCCAACGCGCCGACGGCACCGGGGAAGCCCACCCAACCGTGAAACCGCTGGACCTGATGCGGTGGCTGGTTCGCCTGGTAACCCCGCCCGGCGGGACCGTGCTGGACCTGTTCGCTGGGTCCGGTCCCGTTGGTGAGGCCGCCGTCATCGAAGGGATGCGCGCCATCCTGATCGAGCGGGAACCGTGCGGGCAGTGCGCCGGGCACGGCTGCCCCGACTACCTGGCCATGATCCGGCAGCGGATCACCAAGCCGATCCAACCCGACATTTTCGGCGGTGCCACATGACCACCATCTCCCCTAAGCCCCGCAGCCGCCGGCAGACCACGGTGTCGCCGGCCGCCGCGGGTTCGAAGTCGGCGAGCCATCACCCCCCCGTGGCCGCCGACCAGGCCCCCTCCCCCGCTTTCCCCCCGGGGGAGGGGGCCGCCACCCGGCGCCGCAACAAGTCCGGGGAGATCGGCACGAAAACGGAGACGGCTGTCGTCCGGTACCTGCAAACCCACGGCTGGCCCCTAGCGGAACGCCGTCGCCTCCGCGGCCAAGCCGACCCAGGTGACATAACCAGCACACCCGGACTGGCATGGTCAATAAAAGGGGGTGACGCGGCGAGAATGGCGTCCGACGAGTTGGTCCGCAAATGGCTTGAACGAACCGACGAAATCCGCGACAACGTCGACGCCCGCATCGGCATCCTCGTCGTCCAACGCAAAGGATTCGGCCCCGCCAACTGCGGGCGCTGGTGGGCCATCGTGTGGATCTCCGACCTGCTCGGCTTGCACGGCGACGCGCTGCCCTGGCATGACGCCCCAGTCCGCCTGCATTTGGCGCAGTTGTGCGCGCTGCTCACCGCCGCCGGATACGGGAACCCGACCACCGGAGGTGCCGCATGACCGTCCCCCAACCCCCCGACCCCCCGCTTGGCCTCGACTGGCGCACTGCCACCCGGGCCGCGCTCGGCGAAGAAATCCAGCGGCTGCGCATCGAGTTGAAAGACGCCAACGCGGAACTCTCGACTCGAAAAGGGTGGATCACCCGCTCGGTGAATGAGCGAGGCCAGCTCCACGCTGAGATTGAGCGGCAACGATCGGCGCTACGCGGAGCCGTCGAACATGTAACTGCAATCATCGAGGAGCGTGACGCCGCGCTCGCCCGTGTCGCCGAGAGTGAGACCGGGGCAGCTTGGGCCGAACGGTTCCGCCTCGCAACCGGTGCCGTCTCCTGTGAGCAGGCGTACGAGTGGACCAGTGAGATCGGCGGGAAACTCGGGGCGATCGAGAACGGGCGGGACGCCGCGCTGGCCCGTGTCGCAGAACTGGAAACCGACAACGAGCGGTTGCGCCTAGTCGAGAAAACTGCGCTCGACCAGTTGGCGACCGAGCGGACTGCGAGCCGTACAGCCCATCAGGAGATAGACGCCTTACGCGCGGAATTGGCTGACCGGAATCGGAGTACGGCTGACACCGAATGGCGTGAGCGGATCGCGGCGCTGCTGCAGGCGAGATTATCCTGGCGGCAAGCCGAGGGATGCGCTGATGATGTCATCCACTACGCCATCGCCCCGTTGCTGGCCCGTGTCGCAGAACTCAGCGAGGAACGCGACGCCTACGGGGACACCCTCGCTCGGATCGCCGAGTCTGACCTGGACGAGGATGTTCTGAATGTATCCGCAGCCATCGTAGCCAAAATGGTCCTCGACCAGCGAGGCTACCTGCCATTCGGGCGGCTGCGGAACGCCGAGGCCGAAATAGAGCGGCTGGAGGCCCGTGTCGCCGAGCTGGAAGCGCAGCGGGCAGCGGTACTGGCGCTGTGCGACGAGGCGGAGTCCGAGGCGTTAGACGATCAACCCATGCCGAAAGTGAGTTCTTGTGAATTGCGCGTCGCCCTGGCCGCGCCGCCCGACCCCACCCACCACGACAACCCACCCGCAGCAGGCGAAACCGGAGGTACGTGATGAGCGACCCACTGATCCGGCTGCTGACGGAAACCCGGAGGAATCGTGGGATCACACAGCAGACAGTCGCTGACGCCATCGGGACGGGGCGACCCCAGGTAGCGAATCTGGAATCAGGCAGGTCGGATATCACGCTGTCCCGTTTGCGCGCTTGGTGCAACATCCTCGGCTTGACCCTGGTCGTTATACCCACGGCGCTCCTCGACACACAGCGGGACCCGTCATGACCACCCCACCCGCAGCGGGCGACACCCACGACGACCCGCTACGCGACGTCATCCTCGACGTACTCGTGGACGCCAACGTGTGGCCGGGGAACCTCGGCGACTCCCAGGTCCAACGACTGGTGAACGATCTGGTCGCCGTACTGCGCCCCCACATCGACGCCGAGAAGCGGCGCCTGCGGGATGCGCTAACTGCCATCGCCACCATCTGCCAACACCACACCGAGCACGGCGAGTGGAACGGCTGGCTCGATGAAATCCGGGACATTATCAACTCGGAGAACATTGAGGCCGCAGCGGGTGGCGGCCGCCCCCCCACCGACCCGGCAGGAGACAAGACGTGAGCCGGATCACCTTGCCCCCACCTCATCGGATTCCCTGCATCCACTGCGGCAGGTTCATCTGGCGTGACGACGACGGGACTTGGCTGCACTTTGACCATGTGAAGTACCAGGACAGTCCGTGGTGCCCGAACGGCGAGACGCGTGCCGCACCAGTCGCAGCGGGCAGTGCCGAATGAGCACTCACGACGACCCGTTGGTTCCGTTCGCAGCTAAAGCACTCCACGGTCACCCCGACTGGTCCAACTGCACCATCGATGGTGCCTGCTATGACGATGCGGTCACAATCGTCGCCGCGCTGCGACCTCACATTGATGCTGAGAAACGCGCAGCGGTGAGAGCCGAGCAGGAACGAATCGCTAACGCGATTCTGGCCATAGAAGTCATTCCGTCTGACTCGTTTCGACTCGGTATCAACGGGGGACTGCAACGCGCTGCGCTCGCCGCCCGGAGCATAGGCGGCACCCCATGAACACCCGCCGCATCGCCGTGTCCGCGACCGCCGTCGCCACCGCCGCCTTTCTCATCGGCGTCGGCGTCGCCAACGGAATCCTCCCCATCCTCCCCGGACCCGACCCCACGCCCGTGGTCACAGTAACCCCGACCCAACCAACAATCACACCCACAGACAGGCCATGGACTGTCGACCGTACCATCGACGGCGACACCATCATCGTCTGGCAAGGCACCCTCACCGTCATCACCCGCCTCATCGGAATCGACACCCCCGAGTCCGCCGGCAAGTACAAGACCCACCCGCAGTGCTACGGGAAAGAAGCGTCCGCCTACGCAGCTCGCCAGCTCGCAGCCAACGAACAGGTGACCCTCACCTACGGACCGCGGCGCCTCGACCGGTACGGCCGCACCCTCGCCTATGTCAGAGACGGCGACGGGGACTACGGGCAACGCGCCATCCGCATGGGATACGCCCGGCAGTACCGCGAAACCCGGGCAGGCAAACGTGTCGTCCCCAACCACCCGAACCGGGTCGCCTACACCGAAGCTGAACGCCTCGCACAACAAGCCCACCGCGGACTGTGGGCAGCATGCGAGGCGACACCATGACCGCGCATTCTGTCGACGGGATCATTCGGGCGGTCGCCCAATACTTTTGGATCGGCGAAGCGGAACTGCTCGCCGGACACAGCCGCGACGCCCTGCTGGCCCGCCGCATCGCCGCCCATTTGGCCCGGCAACACGCCCCCCACATGTCCGCCCCGCAGTTGGGTGCCCGCATGGGCCGCGACCACTCCACCGTCACCACCTACGACCGGGTCATACGGCGTGCCCTCAAGGTCGGCGACGAAGAAGTCACCGCAGCCGTCACAGAACTCACCCAACAACTCACCCAACCCGGCGCCAGCCGTACGCCGGCCCGGAAACACCGGCCACCCGACGCTGCCCCCGCCACCCGCAGTGATGTCGCCGCCTGTCCGTTGTGTGTGAACAGGCACGACCGCGGCCACGCATGCCCCACCTGCGGCCAAGCACCACAAATCACACCCGCCATTGCCACCCCACCCCCGCGGGCAGCCCGCCACCTGCGCGTACCCGCACCCGTATGGGCCACCGGCGACGACACCGAACACGGGACCGGGACATGACCGCCCTGAGTAACTGTGGCTGCCCCCCGAAGGTCGAAGGACGCCCGTGGTGGCACTGCCCCAAGTGCGGCGAGCCGGCGGCCTACCCGATGCGGGAACGCGTCCAACCCTGCTCCTGCGGCGCCACGGACGTCAGGCCGTACCTGTACGGCTGGCGCTGCCCCGAACACACCCCAGCCAAACTCGCCGGACACGTCGAGCCACATGAGCCTTCCGGGCGGCCGTGGTGGATACGACCAGACGGCACGGTGATCCCTCCGCTACCGGACGGCGCGTCATGACGAGATCAGCGCTTGCGGGCTGGATGCTTCCGACGCCACGCGTCCAGCTTCGCCTGCGACCACATCAGCGTGCGGCCCACGCGGCGCGGTTCGGGGAAATCGTCATAGCGGCGAGCGAAGTTCCACAACGTCTGTCGCGTGATGCCCAGGTGCTCTGCGGCTTCGTCACTACTCAACTCGACCCTCATGAGTTGAAGGGTAACCGACCTAACCTTACCCATGCTACGCTTGGAGTAAGTCACTTACTCCGGGAGGGATCATGAAAGAGCAGTTCACGGCCCCGGAGACACACATCCCCCGTGACCGCTGGGGCAGGCCGATGGTCACCCCACCGGGGGGCGGGAAGCAGATCCCGTACCAGCGAGTCACCACGTTCGTGGGCGTGCTGGAAGACACATACAACCTTGCCCGCTGGCAGATGCGGATGGTCGCCCTCGGCCTCGTCGACCGTGAAGATCTCCTTCTCGCTGCCGCTGCGCACAGGCACGACAAGGACAAACTGAACCAGGTGTGCGAGGACGCCTGCGAAGCCGCAAAAGCGCACGCCGCAGCCACCACCGGGACCGCCCTGCACTCCCTCGTCGACCAACACGACCGGGGCACCCTCGACCTGCAGAAGGTGCCCGCCGCGTACCGACCGGACATCGAGGCGTACGACCAGGCGACCCAGAACCTGGATGTGGTCGCCATCGAGCAGTTCGGTGTGCTCGATGATCTGAAGGTCGCCGGGACGTGGGACCGGATATACCGGTACCAGGGGCACAACTACATCGGGGACACGAAGACGGGCTCCATCGAGTACGGCATGGGGAAGATCGCCATGCAACTCGGCGTCTACTCCCGCTGCCACGCGTACGACCACAAGAGTAACCAGCGGACCCCACTCGACGTCGACCAGGATCGTGGGATCATCGTTCACCTGCCCGCCGGCACCGGCACCTGCCAGTTGCACTGGGTGGACGTGGCCGCCGGATGGGACACCGCCCACCGGCTAGCCACAGCAGTCCACGCATGGCGGAAACGCAAAGGGCTGTCAGAGCCGTTCACCGCCGCACCCGAGCAAGCAGCCGATCCGCTAACTGATCGGATCGCCGCCGCGTCCACCGTCGCCGAGCTCACCGACCTGTGGCGGACCAGCAACGGGGCATGGACGAGCGAGCACACCGCACTGGCCACGGCGAAGAAGAACCTCATCCTCGGCGGGCTCGCCTCATGACTGCACGCTGCCGCGACTGCGCCACCCCCGTCCTCCGATTCGTTGACGACGTCGGCCTCACCGAACTCGTCGAGGTCGAACCCCTGTCGCCCCTCGCTGACCAGCCGGACCGCCACCGGTTGTGGGAGCACCACCCCACCTGGGGGTGGATCAACGCGCCCCTCGGATTCCGTGGATGGCCCATCCACGTCACCCACCAGTGCACGCGCGACCGCACGAGCACAAGCCAGAGAAGGAGCACAGCATGACCGCACCATTCAGCCCACCCGCCTCAGCGGCCGGCATCTCTTGGGAAGACCTCAACGGGGCACTCCTCCTGTTCACCGTCCACTCGGTTGAGAGGGACGTGAACACCCAATTCGGTGTCACTGACGCCGTCCGATCCACCGTGGTTGTCCTCGACGGACCCAACGCCGGGGACAAGCGTGAAGACACCCTCGTCTTCCCGAAGGCGTTGCAGGGGCAGCTCCGCCCGAAGGTCGGGGGGATGGTCCTCGGCCGTCTCGGGAAGGGCACCGCCAAGTCCGGCCAGTCCGCGCCCTGGCTGCTCGCCGAGTACACCGAGCAGGACGCCAAAGTCGCCCAGGAGTGGCTCGCCAAGCACGCACCCCCACCCTTCTAGGCAAACGTTGCCCCCGCCGTCATGCGGCGGGGGCAACCTCACCCGTAACCCGCCCCACGGGAGCACCACATGAGCCAACTCAGCGACCCCGAAGCCTTCACCCTCTACAACGAGGCCATCCGGCAAGGAGACAACGAAGCGGTTCGCCGCCTAGCCGCCCGGATGGACGCCGAAGACGAGGCGAGGCGGGCCAGGCTCAGCGCACCGGAGGCGCTCACCTCCGCAGCCATGTGGTACGCCGGCAACGGCATCCCGGTATTCCCGCTGCACCCCCCCGGCCCCTGCACCGAACCGGACCACCGGGGAGACGACGAGATCGACGGGAAGAAGCCGTACAAGGGAAGCCGTGGGTTCAAGGACGCCACGACCGACCTCGAAATCGTCCGGGGGTGGTGGGCGGCCACCCCCGGATCAAACATCGGCACCCCCACCGGACACATGTTCGACGTCATCGACGTGGACGGACCCGAAGGCTACCGGTCCCTCGCAGACCTGCGGGAACGCGGGGACATCCCCACGGTAATCGGGAAAGCCATCACACCCCGGCCCGGCCAACACCTGTACATCCAGCCCACGGGGGACGGCAACACATCCGGGGTGCTCCCCGGCATCGACTACCGGGGTGCCGGCGGATACGTCGTACTGCCACCCAGCGTCGGACTGAATGGCCGCATTTACGAGTGGATCAGTCCACTCGACATGACCGCCGCCCGGCAGGCTGCATGAGCACATTCCTTGAGCGCGCTAGAGCGCTGCGAGCCGAACGGGAGGCCAAGCCCCTCGCCGAAACGGCACACCCTCCCGCGTCCGCCAACGGGCACCCGACCGGTGAGGATCGGATCAAGTACGCCACCGTCGCCCTCGAACGGGAACTCACCAACGTCCGCGAAGCCGCACAAGGCACCCGAAACCACACCCTGAACACGGCCGCGTACAACCTGGGGCAACTCGTCGCAGCCGGGCACCTCGATTACTTCGTTGTCGCCGACGCGCTCACCGAAGCCGGGACGGTCTGCGGGCTCGGTGCCACCGAGACGCGGGCCACCATCAACTCCGGGCTCACCGCCGGCACCAAGACCCCCCGTGTCATCCCGGACCTGCCACCCATCGATGTCCCCGTGCTGACCCAGTTCGTCCCGTCACCCACAGATGGGGACGGAACTGGGGACACCGAGATGGAAGATCTGGCAGCCAAGGTTCGTGAACACTTCCCCCGCCTCGACTGGCACGCCCTGTGGGCCGACGACTCGCAAGAAGAGTGGATCGTCGAACCAGTCCTCCCCGCCCGCCGGCTCATCGCCCTCTACTCCCCGCCCAAGATCGGCAAGAGCCTCCTCATGCTAGAGATCGCGGTCGCCATCGCCTGCGGCCTCCGAGTGCTCGGCGTGACCACTGATCGGCCCAGGCGGGTCCTGTACGTCGACTTTGAGAACGACCCACGCGGCGACATCCGCGAACGACTCCAGGACATGGACGTCACACCGGACCATCTCGACAACCTCGTCTACCTGTCTTATCCCAGGCTGTCCGCCCTCGACTCCGACGTCGGCGGGCGGGAACTACTGGCCGCAGTCGAGGTCTACGAGTGTGAAGTCGTGATCATCGACACCATCTCCCGGGCCGTGAAGGGTGAGGAGAACGAGAACGACACGTGGCTCGCCTTCTACCGGCACACGGGGGTCAAGCTGAAGGCCGCCGGGATCGCCTGCATCCGACTGGATCACACAGGTAAAGACACAGAGAAGGGGATGCGTGGCGGGTCCGCGAAGTACGGCGACGTCGACGCCGTGTGGCGGCTCACCAAGGTCACAGACGAGGTATTCCAGCTCGACTGCACCGACCACCGCATGCCGATCGCCGAGAAGACGATCGTCATGCAACGGGAGAACAGCCCGCTGCGGCACACGGTGGAGGCGCAGGGCTGGGTGGCTGCCCGGGACGCCAAGAGCGCGGAGATCATCGCGGCCCTGGACAGGGCTGGACTGCCTCGGGACGCGGGCCGGGACCGTGCCCGCGAGGTATTGAGAGTAGTTGGCGTAGCGGCTCGCAATTCAGACATTTCGGCCGCCATCAAGCAACGCAAGATGTCCCTTTCGTCTGTCCCCGAAATCGGGGACAGGTCCGATTCCGAAAACCTGTCCCCTGATCTTGGGGACAGCTCGGGACAGGCGAGGAGTTCACATGAATAACCGCAGGTCAGAGGGCAGTCCCACCTGTCCCCAAGATCAGGGGACAGGTGGGACCGGAGTCTCCTCCTGCACCTGTCCCCTGTCCCCCCTCCCTATAGGGGGGACAGGTGCGGGACTGGGGACAGGACACCCTCATTTCTGGGTCGCAAAGACGAGAGACCTCCCGTGACCCGTGTCCCGCGTCACCCGTCTCTCGCCGACCGGGCTGACGCGGTCCGCCGTGACCAGCCGCAGCGGGTGATCGGCGGAACAAGTGACCGCGGCATCCTGACCGCCGTCATCCACGAGCCAGCACCGGATGATGCGCGGGCCGCTACCCGGTACGTCACCGCTCACGCCCGCGACGCCGACGACTGCTGGTTCCTGCTGGCCGCGCTCGGCCTGATCGCCGATGACGGGCGGGACCTGCCGTGACCCGCCTCGAGAAGTTGGCTGCCCGCCGCACCGCACGCCGTCGCCGCATGACCGTCGGCTTGGTCGCCGCCGTCGCCTTCGCCGCCGCACCCACCGGCACACCGCTCACCGCACACCCGACCCCCGCCGTTGCGCAGGCAGGAGCCCCCGCATGGACATCCCCTCAGTTCCCGACCATCTCCTCACCGACGCCGCGGAAGCGCTCCACGAAGCCTGCTGCGGCGGCGTCGACATCGTCGCCAGTGGAGTCGACTACGCCGACGAACTCCGCCGGGTCGACGACCTCGGTCACCGCCACGACGCCCTCGTCGTCATCGACGCCGTCCACGCCGAACTTCACGCCGCCACGCTCCGCTGGGCCGCCGACCGGATCAGGGCTGAGTGCAGCATCCGCGGCGGCGACGACTGCTGCGTCCGATGCGCCACATCAGCCAACCAACTCGACGACTGGGCTGACACCGCAAGCCCCCCAGACGGCCGTGAATGGCCCGCAGACAGTCGAACAGCCCCGACCCGCATCACCGGGACCAACCGATGCCCCGGCCCCGCACAACGCCGACAGGAGGCCCAACCATGACCAGCACACCGACCCTGCCCACCCAGCGGACCTTGACGGGGGCGACCGGACCGCCGACACCCGACCCGGCGGCGACGACGACGTCGACGGTGCCGCCGCTGCCGATCGTTGTGGAGGACGCGGCGATCATCGCCCTGCACCCGGACCGGCGGACCGCGTGGGCTGTGTGCGCGGCGACGCTGCGGTGGGCCGCGGACGTGTGGGACGACGAAACCCCCGACCAGTGGCTGCCGGCCGACCCGGTGTCGGCCTGGTTGCACGCCTTGGCGGACGAGGTGACGGGGCAGCGGACACATGTGACGCACCGCGGGTGGGCGTCGTGAGACGCGACATGTGGGAACCGCCGGAAACCATCCACCAGGCCAAGCGGTGGGAGACGGTGAAGAACCGGTACCTCGCTGCCGGGCTGTGTGTGAACTGCGCGTCGCAGGCCGCGTACGGGCATCAACTCGCGTTCAGCCGCATCCACCCACCGTGCGACGACTGCGCGGCGGTTGTGGCCGGGTTCCCGATCCAGGCGACGACCCTGTGGCGCCGGCTCGCAGACCCAAGCTCGGCGACGCCTCGACAGTTCCCGCAGGACCGCCGCTCACAACCGCGCCGTCGCGGATCTGACACGCGCGCGGAGGGTCGGCGGGACTTGGGGGACCAAACCGCTGCCCCGTCGTCCTCAGATTCCGGCGCGCCACCGTCTGAGGCCATCCTGTGACCGCCCGCACCCTCCGCGTCGGCGACTACGTGCGAACCACCCACAGTTGGGCCGGCCGGTACGGCATGAACCCGGTCCAAGGCACGATCCGCAGCATCACCCACGACGTGCCCCACCGGACCGACGTTCCCCGCCGCACCGTCGAAGTGGACCTGATCCAGCCGATCGGTGATCACTACCGAGCCTGGTTCGACCCCGACGACCTCGAACCCGCGGAGACGACGACATGAGCTACCAAACCCCACCTGGGTTCGCGGGCACCATCCGGGACGACACCGCCGAACACCAGATCCGGATCATGTTCCACGGACCCAAGAACCGCCTCGCCGTGTCCTGCCTGTGCCGCAGGACAGGCGCACACAACAGCACCGGTCCAGCGCTGGAGCCGCTCGGCGTGTTCACCGACCTCGACGAGGCGTGGTCGCTGTACCGGGCGCACCTACCCGCCGATGCAGGGGAGGCCGCGTCGTGAGCTTCGACACGGGGTGGGGCTGGAACGAGCCGTGGCAAGCCAAGATCATCCGGGAGCGGGTCGGCTACAGCATCAGCTACACGGCCGGACTCCTCGATCTCTCCACGGATTCGTTCGCCTGGACAGCGCGCGGCGCCATTCGCAAGTCGCGTCGCAAGTTGGCGCGTTTGAACGCTGAGCGTCATCGCCGACGCTGGACGATCACGGAGCCGTCATGAAAACCCACCGCTGGGTCGACCCTCCCACCACCCGCGCCTGCCCCCGCGGCTGCTGTCTTCGCGGCCGGCACACCACCGACTGCGCCGACGACCCGGCATGCGCAGGCTGCCTCCCACGACCATGCCCACCCGGACGCTGGCTGTGCGACAACTGCGGCGACCGGCTCATCCGCGACGTGACCCGACTACCCGCCCTGTATCACGACCTTGAGCGGATGCTGCACAGGCACGCGGCGTCGCTCACCGGCCGGATCTCCGGCACCGGCGAAACCCCCCTGTACGTCGCCGAACCAGTCGCGGAGTGGCGCGGGCAGATCGCCCGCGACACCCGCTGGTGGGCGCGCCGCGTTGCCGCCACCCGCCGTGTCACCCCACCCGACACCGCCACCGTCCAAGCGTGCTGCCGGTTCGTCGGCGTCCACGCCGACTGGGTCACCGCCCAACCCTGGGCGCATGCCCTCGCCGACGTGACGGCTGAGCTCGCAGGCAGGGCGTACAACCTGGCCTACCCCAACGGGCGCAGACGGGTGCCCTGCGGGCCATGTCCCGAGGTTGGGTGCGACGGCACCCTCGTCGCGACGGTGGCCGCGACCGAAACCGGGCTGCTCACCGACATCCGATGTGACCACGACCCGGACCACGAACCACCTGTCCATTGGTGGCTCGAACTAGGCCGCAAAGCCCGAGCGATGGATGCGGCTTGACGACCGGGAAGCGGCACCCACCCTGCGGTCACAAGAAGCGCTTTGACTCTCAGGAAATCGCCGAACGTGTCATGGCACGCATGTGGAAACGGCGTGACGGATTCGGCTCATCCCCGGTCCGTGCTTACCGATGTCCGCGCTGCCATTACTGGCATCTCACCTCTCGGTTCAGAAGCGGAGCCGACCAGTGGATGCCTCCGCTGTCGCCAGAGGTGGACGGTCCTCGGTAGTGGTCGACCCGCCCATAGACCCGGACACCGCTGACCTGGTCCTGCTCGACGAAGCCACCGCCGTCGCGTGGGTGGCGCAACTCACCGGCCGGATCGTCGCCGGAGCCACGATCCGATCCTGGGCGAAGCGGGGTCACATCCAGCGGTACCGGGACGAGGCCGGCGTCTGGTACGAGGCACACGAGATCGCCAAGTACCTGGGTAAGCGCGAGTCGGATTGACGCAGGTCAGATGGGATGCCACCATGCGCGGTAGATCATTCCTTGCGTTGTGCCCCGAATTGGGCACACCGAGGGTCTGCGGCCCCGCCACCCAACCGACACGCGTCCGGTTCGGCGGGGCCGTACCCATGTACCCGGGTCCGGCCCGCCCCCGAGGTGCGCGCGAGGGGTCACAGCCGCCTACGGTCACTGGACCGGACCCGCCCATCCACGCCTGCAAGGCAGGAGTGTCGTGCTTGTCCTAGGTATTGATCAAGCGTCGTGACCGAACCACCGAAGCCGCCGCCGACTGACAAGTCTTGGATCGAGATGGAATCACCAACCACGGGAGGCGTCGTGCCCACCTGGCTCATGCTCCTCATCGCCGTCGCCGTCGTCCTCCTGATCCTCTTCCTGATCGGCGTCCAGCTCGACGTCGGCGTCCACTGAACCCGTGAAGGGACACCCGTTGCTGAAAGCCCGCGTCACGCTCGCCCTCGCCGCTGTCATCGCCGTCGCCGTACCCACCCTCGCGGTGGCCGCATCATCCGGCGGCAGCCAGGGCACCGCACCCGCAGCCACCGCAGTCGCAGCCGCCCCCGTCTGCACTGGCGGCCTGTCCGCCACCAACGGCGCACTGCAAACCCGGGTGCTCACCACCAACACCCCGCAGTTCTTCACCGGCACCGGCTACGTCAACCTCGGCTGCGGCGCATTCGGTGTCACCGTCCCCCGTGGGCGCGCCGGCCTGATCGTCGTCAAGGTCGACGCCGAGGTCACCTGCACCGGCTCCGGACCCGCCGTCGACAGCCAGTGGTGCCTCGGCCGTGTCCTCATCGGCGGTGTCGAAGGGCAACCTTCGGCACCGGAACCCGACTCGTTCGCGTGGGCGCAGTCATCGCCCGACAGCGCGGCGTGGGAGTCGGCGGCGTTCACCCGCACCCGCATCGTCCGCTGCCCATCCACAAACCCCGCCACAGTGTGCTCGTACACGGTGGCGGCGCAGGTCCGCAACCACGCCGCCGGCCTGTCGTTCCGGGTGGACGACCTGACCGTGCATGCGCAGGTCACCTACCAGTAGAGCCCCATGCCCGACGGTGACCCGAGACGCTTCCGCCTCATCCGACAAGTGGACGTCAGCGGCGTGTCAGGCACAGGCACCGTTGCACACGGGGTGCAGTTCACCGACGGCGTCACCGTCGTCCACTGGGACGGTGACCATCCATCCACCGTCGTATGGCCCAGCATCACCGACGCTGAAGCCGTACATTCGCATGGCGGGTTGACCTACGTGGAGTGGGTAGACCCCGCATAACCCAACCAGGAGGAACCTGTCGTGAAACGCACCATCGCAGCTCTCGCACTCGCCTTCGCCGCCATCCTCGGCGCCGCCTCCATCGCCGTAGCCGACGCGCCGCCACCCACCAACGGCGGCAACGGCGGCGGCCAGAGTGGCCAATGCACAGGGGACCCTGACAGCCGCCCAGCATCCTGCGGCCCCTGACCCACACCGTGCCCACGGTGCGGCAATCCAGGCGTGACAGGTGGCGACGCCGTATCCTGCTCCTCATCCAACGCAGACGAGCACGGATGCTGTGATGCCAGGCAGCACGGCAGCCCGCGGCTACGGTGCAGCACACCAGGCTGAGCGTGCCCGATGGGCCGTGCTCGTCGCGCAAGGAATCGTCGCCTGCGTCCGATGCATGCGACTCATCCAACCCGGCACACCGTGGGACCTTGACCACAACAGTGACCGCACTGATTACCTCGGACCATCCCACCGACGCTGCAACCGCAGCATCGGTGGACGCAACGGCGCCTACATCACCCGCGCCATCCGGCGGGCGAGACGACGAGCCGCGTTGCCACGCTGGTGATGGGGGTAGGGGGGCACCCCCGCGACGTGATCATGACCCGTCACGAC